ACAGAGAATCTGGATATGTATTCAGTAGTGGCGATTATGGCAGAAGGTATCAAGGATGCTTCGGCTGATAAGAAAGCTCCGAACTTTCTAAAGAAAAAGTATCCAGTGGTGAGACAGAACGCAAAGGCATATGCGCTGGGAATTAGATATGGAATGAAAGAGTACAAGCTTGCAAAGAGCTTGGACATTCCCGAGGAAAAGGCAGCGGAGATTATTAAGAACTACTTCAAATCATTCCCCGGTCTCAAAGCCAAGATGGATAAGTATCTTCAAGAAGTAAAGACTACTGGCAAAGTCACAAGTAAATTCGGCAGAGTTCGTCACCTTCCTCGGGCTAAGGAAATTTACGAGAAGTTCGGAGACTCAGTACTAGACTTCCGTAACTTGAAGAAGCTCTCCGTGAAACACAATGTTCCAATGGACGAAATGAGATCTATTCGAAAAGAGTATAACAACCTATTAAACAATGCGCTCAATTTCCCGATTCAATCGGCAGCGACTTCCATTGTTAATAGAGCGGCAGTAGCAATGACAAAGAAATTCATAGATCAAAAGCTAGATGCTTGGGTAAGTCTCCAGATCCACGATCAATTAGTAGCCACTTGCAAACAAGACATTTGCGAAGAGGGTAAAAAGATAGTACAATATTCCATGGAAGAGACTAATAAGTTGGCTATGCCACTTATAGCTAAACCAGAGATAGCCGCAAACTTAAGAGAGGGTCACTAATGTTTTGGTATTTTTTGCTAGTATTTGTATTGAGTACTGCGGTAGTTTTTCTGTGGTTAGTTAACCGATCTATTACCTCAAGATTAGAGTTCTTGCAGGATGAAAGTTTTATGCAAGTCCTGAATCAAGAACTGAATCACTCTAAGAAAGAAAATGAAGAAAGGATTCTCCAATGAAAAAAAGTGAAGTTATAAGTAAGCTTGCCTCTGTGATTATAAATTTTAATCTCGCCAATAGAGAGGATGCTTTAAAAGTAGCCAAGGTTATTCTTGAAGTGCAGGAAGATTTTGACTTGCTAAATCCCAAGCACAAGAGGATTAAGACTTATTTTGATATAGAGAACATGCCTTATGAAGATTACGTCGAGGTTGAGGGATGGGAACCTGAGTGAGAAATTTTATACTGATCCTGATATTCTGTTATATACTTTACTTAATGAGAGGTTAGAATGTTTGCGAAAAGAAGCCAGCTACTAAAAAATATTGAAACATTACTGTCAGGTGATAAGCCAAAAGATAAAGCCGCAGAAGAGGTTCTTGCTATGATTGAACTATTTATGGAACCTAAACTAAGACCGCTTACTTCTAGAGAGGTTGACGAACATGAGCTGGTTAAACAAGTTCACCATTCTCGCAGAGACGAAGTTAGAGATTATGTCAAGAGCCTTGACTACGAATGGAAGAAAGAATTTGTACCTGAAGACGCTTAGTGTTTTACTGGTTGTGTCTTTTAGTAGTTCATGCTCTATGAAATACGAACTGGATTTCTATTTTAAAGATGGCAAGCTGAAGAAAGTAGACAAGAAAAAAAGAGAGTCTAATGGAAAATAAGAAAGAATATTACCTTAGTCGAGACATAGTTCTAATGTGTCAGAGCTTTGCAGACAGAGTTGTTCCGACTAATCTAGATGAATATGGTTCTCGCAATCAATCCTCCAGCTCTAAGATATGGAATGACGTGTTCTCTGGAAAGCTTGCCGAATGGGGAGTATATTTTATCTATCTAGAGAGAGGTCGCAAGAACATAAATCCCCCCGATATGTGCGTATACGGAGCTGGCAGTAAATCTTTCGAGGCAGACTTAAAGTACGGAAGTTTTAATCTACATGTGAAATCCCAACTATTTGAGTCAGCTTATAAGTACGGAGATTCTTGGATATTTGAAACCAAAGATCCTTTGTTTGAATCCTGTAGTGAGTATGATATAATTGTAGGGTGCCGCGTAACTTTGGATTCACATTCTAAAGATTATATAGAGGGAGCTTTAGTGGAGATTAAAATAGAAAAACCATTCTCTCAACTAGTGATAGGAGATCCTAAGCTTTCTAAGTTTTCGGGAAAGAAAAAAGCCCTATACTTGAGAGACAATAATGGATAACAAAGGAAGATCTCTTGGCGTTATAAATTTAGACGACGAGTGGATTGATAGAACCGTTGACTTAGTTAAAGAAGAACTTCAGATTCCAGAAATGGATCTTGAACAGAAAGAATCTCTAGAGCGAGTTGTCATGATGAGCATTGCTTTTTATTTCATGTGCGCAAGAGAATCTGTAAATAAAACAACTCGATTAAACCAGTGAGGGATTCGTGAGTAAAAGTAATTGGAAAACTAGTGAAATTAACTTTGTAATTAATCTACACAAGAAGGGACATTCTCGTAGAGAAATTGCTAAGCTTTTCCGAATTAAGTTTAACTCAACCAGAACTTGCGATTCTATCAAGCATTGTCTTGAGACTTATGCCGCTGACGTAGAACGCGCACTCGCTAAAGTTCTACTCGTAGATATCGAAACAAAGCCAAAGAAATCGTGGCATTGGGGAGTTTGGGATCAGAGCATTTCTCACAACATGATGATCGAAGATACTTCAATTCTATCTTGGTCTGCTAAGTGGATTGGAGAGCCTGAGAGTAAGGTTATCTATAAAGATCAGCGCGGCAAAGAAAAGAACCTGATGAATGATAAAGCTCTACTGAAGCCACTGTCAGAGTTGATGTCTCAGGCTGACATTATCATCTGGCAAAATGGAGATGGCTTTGATTACGGTGAAATTAATAATAGACTAGCCGAACACAAGCTGCCCATTCCAGATTCTTATAAAACTATAGATACAAAGAAGATTGCGAAGCGACACCTAAGATTGCCTTGGTATAGTTTGGCGTATATGACCGAACGCTTTAACACAAAATACAAAAAACAATCTCATTCTGAATTTCCCGGATTCTCTCTGTGGGATCAGGTTATAAAGGGCAATAAAAAAGCGTGGGATTGTATGAAAAAATACAATAACTTCGATGTTCTGAGCATGGAAGAGCTTTTTACAGATACACTTGCTGTGTTTGCTAAAGGCAACGAAAGAGTTGCCGAGGCTATGAGAGCTTTTCACGCTGCTAGAAATAAGAAATCCTAGGAATGTGAATGATTATTATTCGAGAATTAGAATGGATGCGAGGGTATATCGATACCGTTACACATCTGCTTCCCAAAATTCGACAATTAAAAAAGATCTCTTCTAAGAAGGGAAATAAAGAGAAGTGGCAGCACTTTCACGGCTTGATTACTTACTTCGATAAGAAATCTTTCAGGATAACGCTATATTCTACCTACCATGACATGCCATCTGATAAGATAGTGAACTACTCTACTATTGATTTGCTGCAATACCTTGCCCACGAACTTGCCCACTTGGAACATTGGGACCATACTCCACAGCACAAGCAGCTTGAGTGTATTATAATGGGAATTTTCATGATTAGGCTGTATAATGAGGGATATATCTCCGAGGAAGTTGAACTGAAGGAAGGTAGATTTTATTCAAAGAGAAAGGATGGCTAATGTTAATTGCTTTTTCAGGTAAGAAGTTCGCAGGTAAAGACACAGCAGCAGAAATTCTAATTAAAAAACACGGATTTAAGAGAATCGGATTAGCTGATAAGCTTAAAGATATCTGCTCCGAGGTTTTTAACATTCCTCGAGAAGACATGGACGCTCCTTCTAAGAAAGAATCTGCGTTTGAGCGCGAAGTATCCTTTAATGTTGGCAATTTAGAATATTTGAAGATCTTGATTTCTCGAGATGGGTTTGATTTTTCTGATGAGATATTCACAGAAGTCTGTAAGAAATTCGCAGGTAAAAAACTTACAAGTATTCGAGACATGTTGCAGACGGTGGGAACGGATATTTGTCGTAACTTCGTTAAGGATGACATTTGGCTTAGTTATGTTAAGAAGGAACTTGAACTCCATCCTAATATTGTAGTGACTGACGCTCGATTTAAGAACGAAAGAGACTACTTTAAGAAACTAGGAGCTACTCTAGTTCTCATCACTCGTCCTAATAATCCATCTGAGAATTCACATATTAGCGAGAATCAAATCGGAGACGACTCCGAGTATGATGTTCTAGTTACAAACGACGGATCTATTCACGCACTCCAATCGGACATGTCTATGTGGTTCGAATCGGTACATTATGAACGTCTACGTTACTCTAGAAAATAGCAAGAAAAAAATATCTGATGTAGTGATTGGAGATTCGTTGCTGTGCGACGACGGTAATTTTTATCCAGTTAAAAACATACTTACTATAAGCTGTCGCCCTATATTCTTCCGTCTTTCTAACGGATATTCTTTCTATTTTTCCAGTAGGATGAAGTTAAAAACTACTGAGGGCTTCCAAACGCCGCAGTTGTGGGATGTAATTGATCTCGGCGATGGCATTACTCCGCAGATAATAAGCTGCAAACTACTAGATAATGTCATGTTTTTCTGTGATATACTTATAGACGGTAACATAGTTACTCCTGAAGGTGTGGTTTTTAAATACTCGAATTAAGGGAATTTAATGGGGCGTAATCGCAGAGAAGCTAGTGAAGAGAGAGAAACCGTAAACGAGCTAAAAGAATCTAATAGAACTTTAAAAAAAGAAAACAGAAAGCTCCGAGAGGAGATCATAGAACTCAAAAAGTTACTTGGTCAAGAGATCCCTGCTGAGACTAAACAATCCAAGAAACCTGCTAAGTTTGTAGTTAAGAAGACTTGCGAGAAGTGTGGCTCCGAGGATTTGAAGGAATTAGCCATCTCTCCCACTGTTGGTAAGATGATACTTTGTGGAAACTGTAAACATCGAAAGGTATTGAAAAATGAAAAAAAAGAAGAAAGCTGAGCCTATTGTCTCGACTTCTGATAAAAGATTCAAGACTACGCTGGTGAGCGTATTGCGTAGATTTTCTAAGTTCTGGCAACCTAAGAATAACGTTCTGAAGAAAGCTAGACTATCTAGAGGAGTTTACCAGTGTTCAAGTTGTTCTAAAGTTGTAAGTAATCGAGAGATAAAGATCGACCATATTGAGCCAGTTATTCCTGTAACTGGCTTTACTACATGGGACGATTTTATAAATAGATTGTTTTGTGAGGAATCCGGTTTACAGGCGATATGCGAACCCTGTCATGCAGAAAAAACCTCAAAAGAAAATGAAATTAGAAAACGTTTGAAAAAAGAAAAAGCTGTGCTAGAATATGATAAGGAGAAACTCGAATCAGATGAATGATTTCTTTAGTCGCCTAGTACAATCCTTTATTATATTCATGCTAATTGCTGTTACCTATATCTTAGGTTTAATTCAATACAAGAAATGGAAGAACGATCCTATTATCATAGACGAAGAGTTTCAGTCTTTGTTTCAATCTTTTAAGAAAGACTCCGAAAAGTACAAAGTTGACGCACAGTTTACTGATCTTACAATAACCTTTTCGCCATTCTCTCTAGGACAAGCCGCTGCTACTTGCTACCCTGCTTTAAATACCATCTACGTTTCTCGTGAAGAATGGGATCTTCTGGATGAGTCTGGAAAGAAGATATTAATTTACCACGAACTTGGACACTGTGTACTTGGAAGGCTTCACGAAGTACATACTTATGAAAAAGAACAAGCATATTGCCCTACTAGCATTATGTTTCCATATCTAGACCCCACCGTAAAATGTTATGAAGTATATGAAGACTTATATATTGAGGAACTTTTTACTAACCTGCCAAAATAATAGGAGTTTTCATGAAGTTTTTGGTGATTTTTTTGCTTACGATTAGTACCTGTTTTGCGCGAGAGATTATTCTTACTGAAACAAATACCGTAAATCTATCTGGACCTGTAACACCTTCTTCTATCGGAGAAGTTATGTACGAGTTGTCTACGGTATCTGAGACAGGAGAGCCTACTGATCCTATCTATCTAGTGCTTAATACTCCGGGCGGCAGCGTTGGAGCAGGCTTGAAGCTCATCGAGTACATGAACACTCTTCGTCGTCCTGTAACAGTAATTGCGAATTATGCAGCCAGTATGGGCTTTCACATTCTTCAGCATAGCGAAAAGCGTCTAGTCACTCCTTTCTCCACCATCATGTCGCACCGCGCAAATGGAGGCGTTTCTGGAGATATTCCACATCAACTATCAAACCGACTTAAACACGTTACGGATATCCTGACTAAGATGGATGATCATATTGTTTCTCGCACAAAGGGCAAACAAACTCAGAAGTCCTACATGGAACTCATCCGAGACGAGTATTATTCAGTAGGTGAGAATTCAATTAAAGATGGCTTTGCTGACGAGGTGGTGACTTTGAAGTGTGACTCTTCTTTGAATCGATATGTTTCGAAGACTATCTCAATGATGTTCTTTACTGTATCGGTTAAGATGTCTAAGTGTCCACTAGCAAGTCTCCCCATCGTAGAAGAAAAAGAAGATCAGGAAAAAATACACCGTTACTTTAATGAAGTTAGACAGATGGAGCTTTAATATGAAGTATGTCTGGGGAGTTCTTGTAGCAATGGGAGCCGCGATTCTTGCTTTGTTTCGCGTAAACTCTTCGCTAAGATCTAAGGCTAAGCTAAAAGAAGTACAGGCTGCGGATAAAGAATTGGAATCAAAGCAAAAAGATGTTAAAATTGAAAAGGGCAAGCTTCAAAAGGAGCTTGCTTCTTTTACTAAGGAAGTTAAAAACTCCGAGCTTTCGGACTCTGAGATTGAAGACTTCTGGAAAGATAGGAATTCTAAAAAATGAGAAGATTTTTTCTAGTTATACTTAGTGTGTTTTTGAGTTTTGCCATCCTGTTTTCTCAGGCTAGTGCGCAAGATGTTAAAGTTCTAAAGAAGGGCGATCCCGCTCCTTTCGATGGAGTTCTGTTTACTAAGGAACTAGAAAAGTCTATTCGTACTGACATTCAAGTTTATGAAAAGAAGATAGAAACTTACGATAAGCTTAACAAACTTAACGAAATGGAAATTGACATTCTATCTAAGAGACTAAGTCTATACCAAGAAAAGACTAATGAACTGCTCCAGAAGGAAGATAATTCGAACTTACTGAAAAATACTATAGTTTTTCTTTCTGGAGTTGTTATTACAGGATTGTTAGTACATGGCACTCGATGAAGATCTAATAGAGCTTGCTAGGAATTTTGAAGGATTCGAAGAAGAATCTGGAGATGTAAAGTATTATCAAAACAATTTTGGAATAACTTCCGGCGATTATGCCGTAGTCTTAAATCATTTATATCATCACTACAAGAAATGGTCTTCTGATCCAGTATCTTTAGAAGGCTTCGTTGATCAGCTCGATTTAGACATTAAAAATAAAAACTACGTCCTTTTGGACAATGCTAAATGTAATATTCAATTCGATAAATTAATGGGTGACTATGTCAAAAGCAAAAGAAAAAGTCAGAAAGAAGAGAGACTTAGAAAAATATCCAGCTCTAAATCCTAGACTAAACGCTAAGACTCGGTTTGAAGTTCTAGATATGGATTACTTGAAAAAGCTGGGAGATAGTGACTTAGACTATTTGAATCGCTTTATGGCAGAGTATGTGAGTGGAGCTTTCAAGAAAACGGAAGATGGAGAGTATAGTTCTGAGAATTTGCACCAAACTCAGGAAGAGAGACGGGAATGTTACAATAGAAATAATACCCGAAACAGATGTGGGCTGACTATTTCAAACGCAACAGGTCAGACTTTTCGAGCAAATAATATCAACGATTTCATGGACTCTCTTACAGATGCCACTGAATTAGAGGACTACGTCAATAAGTTTAGTGATACGGTTATAGATGAGTATGGCGGGGATTATGATTCTGTAGAAGAGAACTTGCTCTGTCAGATGATCGAAGACTATAACAAGTGCATTTCCCCGAAAACTGAAAGCGATAAGAAGCTTGCAGAATCTAACTACGGAAAAATGCTAATATCAAAGTTTAAGAATTCCTAGCTTGTAGAAAAACAAAACAGCGGCAGATATTGTTGGAATTATATACTTGAATGTAAGATTGACCATATCCACATGTGTCTTTATAGGTGCAATCTTCTGATCGATTTCTCTCAGAATTCCCCCCTCTCTTTCCATCTGGCGATCTAATCTTTGTTGGACAATCTCAAGCTTCTTTTCTGCAATGTCAGTTCTTTTCTCGTGAATGATAAGAGACTTGGTATTCTCTGCCAAAATCAAATTAGTATCGTGTAACTTTTCAGTTAACTTATCTAATTTCTCTTCGATCTTTTCCAACTTATCATTAACGGACATAGCTACCTCTATGGCGATTTCTGCTCTTCTTCTGTTTCTTTTAACATTTCTCTGATTGGAGCATACTGATTTAGTATGTTCAATACTGCAATTCTTCTTCCTTCGTCTTGATTCTGAATAGCTTCATCTATTGACTTAGAGAAAAACTGGTAAACTTTATTGTTGGGAGAACTCTCTAGCTTAAAATCTATCTTGGTCTTAAGCGAGTTTAAAGTGGATATCGCGGGTTTCAGCATGGTGCTGGTCGGAATACCTGTAATCGGTCCAGCTTCGCCTTTACGAGCCGCCTGAAGCGTCTGAGAGGTAATGTTAGCAGCTTGAGTTCCAAGCCTTCCTACGTCTCCTATAACTTTGCGTAGTATACCGCTGTCTTTAACGCTCTGATCGAATCCTGCTCCTTCGATATATCTCTGAAGTTCAAGATCCGCTAAGGCTGGTTTAATTCTAGAATCAATAACATCAGCCAATTCTGGAATAGCTTCTCGAAGAAGTTCCATAGACTTTTCATATTTCTTTTTGGCTAAGTAAGCAGACTGTCCGTCTTTTGGCTGCGTTATGATATTTTTAAATATCTTGATAACGTCATCCACCATCTCAGCTTCGCCCTTTCCAGTAGTTACTTCTCCTAAAATTTTGGAAGATTCTAAAATCTTGGACATCTTGGAGTCAAGTACTTTTACAGGATGGGTTACTTTAAGAATTTGATCCATGTAGTTTTTGATTTTTGGATCAAGCATAATGCTTCCAATAATCTCAGGATCTTCATCTTTAAAGACTTCACCCATAACTTTGAGCGTATCTTTTATTTCTTTAGCCTTATCAAGTGCCTGCTCGGGCGACAATCTTGCTTGAGTAGATAGCATCTCTGCCATTTCAGAATCGGGAAGATTGGATACATATTTACGATATTTTTCGAGTTGAGCAGGATTTTTTGACAGAACTTCCACCGCTTTTCTAGCAGGAATTCTATCCTTTACCATGTTCTTAATAGAGTTCTGAGTCTCAAATACAACTTTCTTAATCTGACTAGATAGTTCAGGTTTGTTGTACATTTCATCTTGTAGAGTCTTTGCAAATCTATTTGCGTCCGCAAGAGTTATATAGCCTTTACTAGATATACCTCTAAAGTTTTTCTCAATTCCCTTGCGTAGAAGATCTGCTTCTTGGAATCCAATCTTCTTCAACTCCGCATTTAGAGTTTGAACTGGAATACTAAGGTCAATCGTGCCCTCTGAATTCTCTACGATATAATCACGAACTTCTCTAAGATCTGTAAGAGTTGAAGTAATCTTCGGTCTTACTACGTTCTCAGCAATGTCATAGGCTTCGTCTACATACTTATCTTTGTTGATCTCTCCAGAAAATCCCTTGCCTTCTTTTCCAGATCTCCAACCTTGACGAACCAGACGGGCTACTGCAGGATATTTTCCTTCGTCTATAGCCTTAGAAATCTTATCTGCTACTTTAGTAACTCCTGCGCCAATCGTTCCCGCTACACCAGATAAAGTACCGCCTACTACGGCTCCTCCCTTTGCTCCTTCTTTTGCCTCTTTAAATCCTTCTGCGCGTTGCTCTTCTAGAGTTTTCTTAGATGCACCTGCTGAAGTTAAAGCTCCCATCGTAGAACCGATAGAGAGTCCTTTAGCTGTATTTTTTAGTAATTTGGATAGGCTATTTACTTTGGCAAGAGTAGAGGCTACTGCTGCAGGAGCACCTGCTCCTCCCGTTAACGTAGATAGAGCAGCACCTTGAGCCACTCCTCCAATTAAATTACCAATTCCTGTGGTGATTGGACGTTCTTTCTCGGACTGTTCGAAGTCCTGTTGCATCTCTTCTTTGGAAGTTCCAGTTAATTTTGCCAAGCCTTCGTCAGCAAATTCATTAGTAAACCCCTGCGCTACTCCTCTTGAGAGTGCTCCTGCAATACCAAGTCCCTCTTCTATTACAGGTTGAATACGATCAAGTATTCCTTTCTCCTCTACGGGAGCGGCTACTTGAGGTTCGACAGGCTCGGGAGCTTGTAGTTTTTTTAGCTCTTCATCAATAGAAGAATACTCCATCTGCAGAGATTCTCTTTCTTTTTGAATTTCAGCTAGTTCCAACTCTTCTTCAGGTGTTAGCATATTTATCTCTGTTGTTTTTTACTCATTAGCTCAGCTTCTCTTTGGCGTAGCTGTTCTAGTCTATCCGATATTTGTTTTTGCTTCAACTCAATTCTCTGCATCGGAGAGAGTTCCGGTTCTTTAGGTTCGAATTCTTTTAGTAGGTCTGGGGATATACTTTCTTTAAGGTCATACCCGTATTTCTCAGCTTGAGCTTTCATTGGCTGAATGTAGTCTCTTCCAATTTCCGCTTTTTTGATTTCTTCGATTCTCTTAGCAACCTTCATCATACCTCGAAGCTGTGCATCCGTGAAAGAAACGCCCTTGAAGAGATTCTCCCCCTTGCTAAGAAGTTCGCTGGGACTATATCCTAGCTGTCCAGCCAAAACTCTCATATCTGAATCTCGAAGTACCGAGTCATCACCTTGGGCGGTTTTACCAAAAGCAAAAAATCCACTGGCTGCAGATACTCTTTTGTCAGCATCGTTGTCTATTAAAGCCTGTGCCAACATGGATTGCGCTCCTTTAGCTCCATTGAATAGTTTATAAGGAGTACTCTTTTGCATTGCTGCTGTGATTCTATCCGCTCTAGTTGCAGCTTGACTGTACCTGCTATACTCTTTCTCTTCTTTTCTATCCTCTTTCTTCTTCTCATCTCTTTCTTGTTGGACTTGTTGCTTGTACTTTTCTAGCTCCAACTTGTCTTGTTGTAATTGTTTTCTAAGTTCTCGGTCTTCTTCTTTACTCAACAGTCCTGCTCTTACTGCATCCTCTCTTTGCCGAATCTGCTCTCTTAGAACGTCAATGCGATCTTGTTGATTCTGTATATTAGCTTTTGTTTGTTCTGCTTTAACTCCAAGCTCCTCTCTCCTTAGCTCAGAGTTTAATTTAGCTTGTTCTACTCGCGCCTTTGCACTGATACCAGTGTACAAAGATTGCGCTAAAGTAGGATACATCTTTTCAATTTGACCATAAGAAACGTCATCCATTCCTTCCATATTCATACCCAAATCTACTAGGGACTTTCTAGCTAATTTAGAAACGGAACTACTGGGATCGTTTTTTGCATTGGTCTGTTCAAGTTCCATCTTAAGCATTAAATTCTTAAGAGGTCTCTTTGCTCTTTCTTTTAAAGTATCGTAGACGCTCTTATCCGTTTCTACTTTTTGAGTTCCTCCTGCGGAAATAAATGCATCTCTAAAAATAGCTACTTGCTTAAGAAGATCTGCTTGATCTTCTGCCTCGTTTTGTTGTTTGATCAATTCGTCTACATCGACTTTTTGAGCGGGAGATCTGGCTAGTTCCGGCTGAACCTCTTGTGCCACTTTTTCCACATTCTTTTGAACTTCTGCTATGGGAAGAGGGGCGTCTTTAACAGGCTCTGAAATTGTAGGACGAGCTAAGACCTCGGCAACAATATCTTGTTCTGGCTCTAGTTCCTCTGGTTGCACAATAGGAGAGCTTATTGCCTGCTGGAGCGCAGGCTCTATGCTTTCTGGGGCAACTTGCGTATCAGATACAGCGACTCCCGGAAATAACTTACGAGCGTACTCTTCTATTTCAAGCGGCATTCTGTAGGTGTCTGTTTTTTTCATACTATACCAATTTATTTTAGATAGATCTATTTGCGTTCATTCTTTGCATTGCTAGTGCCATTCGAGGATCTGACATATCAGGAGCTGCAGGGGCTGGCAATACTTGAGGGGCAGGTCTTGGCTGACTTACCGGAGACTGCGGAGTTGTTTGTGGTGGCTGAGTTGGCTGTGGTTGTTGAGTTTGCTGCACAGGAGCTTGCTGTGCTGGGGTTTGTTGCGCAGGTTGTTGAACGTTTCCTAAATAAGTTCTTATATTGTTAAATCTAGGTTGAAATTGATAATTTCTGTTCTGAGTATCTATAGTTCTGTTACGAAGAACGGAACGTCTAGGATCTACTCTAGGGGCACTGTACGGATTGACTACTGGATTTGTTGGCGCAGTTCCTTGCCAATTAGGATCTCCGGGAACTTGCCAGCTCTGTCTTGTGTCAGGTGCAGTTGGTTGATCGCCTTGTGTAGCAACTGGTGCTGGAGCACCTGCAGATCCTCCGCCTCCCCCACTTCCTCCAAAGAGAGGTTTCAGCAGAGCATTTCCTATCTGAGCAACCGGAGCGATTACATCTAGTGGGTTAAGCTTCTTAGGAAGCGTAATCTTAGGCATTTTAATTTTCTTACCCATTAGCAATCTCCATACGATAGTATATCGTGTTGCCTTCTTCTAAACAAGGTACAAATCCAAATTTAGTCATGAAATTATGCGAAGCTTCCCAGTTCAGGGCAGCTATGTCTGTCATACCGTAAACTACTTTAGGATTTGTTTCTTGTATTAGTCTAGTCCATAAATTTTGAACAGTTCCAGATTTTCTCAATTCCGGAATTACATATAAATCGATGACTAAGATATCGTTGTCATTTACTTCTTTGTAGGTTACGAAACAATTATCATCGTAAATGATACTTGCTCCCTCTCTCTCTTTAATGTACTCTGCCCAAAGTTTCATAAAGAACCTGTCAATCAAGCCCAATCAGTTTTAGTTAATTTTCTTATTCTTTCGTATCTTGGTTTTTTACTTTTCGCCAAGTCCGAATCTTTTGCAGCCTTAATGTTATCCATGTTCTCCGAACTATTCATCATTTCTTGATTTTTGTCCGAGTCTTGCTTTTCTTTTTTTGCCTGCTCTGCTACATATCCCTTTATCGCTCTTCCTACTCCAGCAAAAGGATTATAGTCAGATTCTTTAGAAGGGTCTTTGATAGCTTGGGCAAGATTCTGACGCTGTTGCCGCATAACTGCGCCAATGCCTCGGACAGTGGGAAGTCCAGCATCGTCATAAGCAGCTCCATCTTCTGAAGATGGGCTTGGATTCATTGTAGATTTTGTAAATTTTTTTATTGAACTCTCTAAAGTTGGCTCTTTTTGATCAGCTTCCTCTTTGGGTGCTCTCATGGTCTTAGTTAAATCAAAGAACATACTAAATTTCCTTTACAATATTTATCTTAACACCGTCACAAGAATGAAGTTTATATCCTACTTGCAACATTACTTTCATAGATTCTGTGCTGTTTACAGATCCGGGGTAAACAACTCCAGACAAAAAACTACACCCTGCTTCTTTGGCTATCTTAATAACTTCAGCTTCTAACTTAACAGCCAATCCTTCATTTCTTTTTTCTTTCTTTACAAAAACCGTCTCAATGAAACATTCTCTATTTTCTGGGATGAGAAGAAAAGTGATAAATCCTCCATCCATTTCAATATAGTGTTTGTTTTCTTTTTCAAGCAAGTACTCAGCATACAAGCTCATTACTTAATTCTCCGAAGAGTATGAAGTTTTCCGTTTTTTGCTTGTAGTTTGTTCACTACTGAGTTTGTAAACTCTATAGATTTTTGACTATTTAGAATCTGTAGAGATGCCTCTAGACTAATATCAGCATCGACTTCCATATTGTCTGAAAATACAGTCTCATTTGAAGAAATCATAATGTGTTTTTCATTCGATAAGAAATAAATTCTTACTGGAACAGATGAGTTTATCTTTTTGGAGTGTTTACTGTCGCTCACTCGAATATAAGCTCCATCTTCAAAAACGGCATGACTTCCAGTGACCTTGATTCCTTGGTAATCATATACGTCAGTACTAAAAGATTGACCAATTTCGGTCACCATTTTACCATGCGCCATATATTCGCCAAGCTTAATGTCTTCTATTTTCTTAGTAGAGTGATCTTCCATTAAGAATTCAGTTCCTTCTTCAAAGCACAACAAACCTCCAGCAAGACCCCCTACAAGATCTCCTCCGGCTCCCCAAGCAGCTCCCTCTTGTTGTCCCTTTTGAAGTTGCATCCCGGCAAGATTAGATCTAATGTTTCCAATTCCTCCCGCTTTTGCTAAGTCTATCTGAGCTTTTAAATTAGCCAAGTTGGCTTCTTCTAAAGTTCCTTCTCTTGACATGTCAGTAGTTCTTCTAATATCCTGCTCAAGTCGGTTTGCAGCAGAAGCTTCTCTTTCTAAATTGGCTGCTGATTGAGCTGCCATGGCGGACTGACCGCCAGCAAGAGCAGAAGCTAGTGCAGCTCCCGAACCACTGAGACCTTGTCCAGTTCTTGACATCTGCTCCAGTGCGGCTCTTCTTGCGGCTGCAGCACTTTGTCCTGCGCGAAGATCTCCCTCTTCTTGCATTTTTCTTTCTTTTGCAGTAATTCCTCCGCCTGCAATTCTATCCTGTAAAAAGCCCTTTTCTCTGGCATAACGGGAGGGATCGTATTTTGTTCCCTGAAGTTGAGATCCAGCGTTTTGAAATCCGGCAGTCGCCTGATCCAATTCACCTCTTGCCGTATCAAATCTTTTTCCTTGAGCTTGGTTCCCAAAAAAACCACCTACAGCACTGCCTATGATTCCACCCATACAATCCTCTCGTAGAACTTACTTTAAAATTATACCCTAAATAACAGGTACTCTCTAATAAATATTTGTTATTATTAACTGATGCCTAGGAGAATTAATCTATAGTTAACTCTAGGACGTAACCCAGCGATATTCCGTATTAGACAGTCATTTCCAGTAACTTGTACTGTTAGAAAAGGGGTTGCGCTGGGGAAGACTCCAGAGCTATCCGCTCCTATATTCTCGCCTGCCTCAGTCGTTAAGATTGCTCCCATTTCATCCAATATGAATTCTCCAACTCCTAAGTCAGAGTTTTTAAGTTCTATGAGGTTCACGCAGATGTACCCTTTGAAGTTTTTCAAAGTAGTACGGATTCGGTTATTTATTAAAGGAGAACCTGACTCATCCACTATAGTATCAAGAGTTACAAATTCAAAAGGAAGGTTCTCTTCTACGCTAAGATTCTTATTAAATCCACGCACAAGCTCATCTATGAAAGGGTTTAAAATTCCTCCAATGGCATCTGCCATCTTCTTTTGATCAGCAGGGAAATCATTAGATTTGATCTTTACTGGAGGAAGTTTCATGGTTACTTATATCCTCTATCTGCTACCACATATCTTCGAACTGATAAAGTAAGTCCATATAGTTTATAAGACTCTAATGCAACCCTATGAGTAAGATTACAATTTAAGAATCTACATCTCTGCTTTCTGAGAGGAACATAAGTTCTCAGTTGAGCTTGATCCCCTTGCCCTCCCCAGATACTATTCTCTCCCCAAGTAACTCCCCCATAAATGGAGTAAGACTCCGAAGTGGTCGGTATGTATTCTACGTTACTACTAGAGTCACTACTATATCCAATGTTCATTACCGAAAATGAACGTCTATCGAATATGAAAGTGCCCGTAGAAAACTGTTTAAAAGAAGCTGGATCATTATCATGTTGCGGAGCATATTCTATTTCTGTAGGTATGGATTTGTAGATTATTAATTCCCCTTGCATAAAGGAAGGAGCTAGGCTGAGTTCTACTCTAAACTTGGTTCTGTCTAATTTTACTACAGATGCCTCATAAGTCTTCACTTCCAACGATCTTGGATAATTATCTCTAAATGCTGTTGGAGATTGGTTTAATCTATCAATCATCTTGTTATATTGAACTTGCATGTTCGAGAAACTAGTAGTGCTCGTATACTGGTAGTCAGTGTTTCCATGACTATCTGGAGTTGTCCAACGACTCGGAGGATCTGCCACTCTGAGTTTATCTCTAAGACTTAATAGTTTTTCATCTAGACTGTCTCCGGCTTTCATTTTCAGAGCGTCATAAAATGCAGATGGAGTACACTCTAGCTGTCCCGGTTGGTAGATTCCAGATGCCTTAAGTCTTCCGTCGTTATCTAATTGTTTAAGTAAGGAGTTAAATTCTGAAATAGTGACATACTGATTCTGTAAAATCACATCCCCTATTTCTACCTGCTGTTTCTCCGGCTGATACTCGTCCACTACAATTACGTTAGAAAATATTGAATTACTCTTCAGCGAACTGATATATTCTCTATCGGCATAATCAAATCTATTAAAACTCTTACGCTCTATCTCTACATAATTATCCGCTGATCCAAAGTATAATCTATCCTGTTGCACATTCAATACTGCGCAGGTTTTGGATATCTTCCACTCGGTCCAAGCATTAGTGTAGTAGTTGTAGCGATAGCATACCGTGGCTACAGTGTCTGAACTTTTTAAAACCGTCCAGAATAGTAGGGACTTATCCGACTCATAAGCCACGGAAAAAGAAACTGTTTTGATTGCCGGACATGTTGCTAAAAATGGAAGTAACTTGTCTTCTATGGGAGTGGATATGGGATCAATCGTAGACTCGCTAAGCTTGACTACGCCTTGATTTGAAAAATAGAAGCACTGGTTTGCAAGAGTTACTGCGCTGTCTGGAGCTTTAATTATAGAAGTATTGTCATATATCGACACACTCCAAATAGTATTCTCTCCTGTTAGACGATATACTCCGTCTCCCTTGAAAATAAATAAAGATTCTCGTAGAGCAATGATTCTCTCTACTTCATCATCCCTAGTCCCAACGTCCAAGTAATTCAAAATAGGAACAGCTTCTACTTCTTGAAACTTAGAATAGTAAATTCTGTTTCCAAATTTTTCAACAGAGCTGACGGTTTGAGTTGTAATAGTTGCTCCAGTTCCTAGCACTGGACTGAAATCTGCTGCTATATTTGATTGAGTTGTACCAACGTAAAAAGAAATATCTTCTAGGTCTTTATTTTCTAGAATCATCTTTCCGGGATCATCTCCAATATTTGAAACATAATAGGCTGCTACTAGTTCGTCCGGATCAGAGTTTATAACTTTTACAAGAGACTTTGCGGTTTCTTCCAAACTACCCAACTTAACTCGTTTTAGGGTTGGATTTTCTACCGTGTCGAATGTATAAGTGAGTCCGCTAATAACAATGCTACTTACTCCCGCGATCATATTTTCAACAGAAAGCATATTTAGTTGTAGACGGTGACGAGTTCTGGTGTTCGCATAGAACATACTTCCTTTAAAGAAAGCTAAATCCTTTGCTACTGGAGGAGGTTCATTTGCCTGTAAAGCTCCCTCTCCGCTAAATTGATTGGTATATAGAGGAACTCCTCCTACTCTATTAACTTCAGGAGCCGTATCCACAACAACTACTTCTCCTACTGTAAGCTGAGAATCGCTAACAAACCCCTCTAATACCTGATACACTTCGTCCGAAGGTGTTCCGAAGGTAGATTGCTCGGAACGATAAACTCTGTAAATGTAATTCGTATTTCTGACATTGTAAGGTACTTGGAATCTAACTTCCACATTCCTACTTCCAGCCTCATTGTTGAATATGATCATCGAAGAAGACGGGGCACCTAGTATTAAATTTTGATTTGGATCGGTGTATAACCATAGTACGCGATAAGATACCGTAGCCCCTTGGTTTAAAAATCCAGAAGTACTGACTAAACTTAAGCTCCCAGAAATAGCCTTTGGACCTCCGCAGTTTTGAACTACGTCCGGAAATTGAAAATCGCTAGGAGATCTAGCAGAAATTTTCTTAACGCCTTGATCGGTAGCAACGTAAAAGTTACTCTTAACTTCTAGAGCTTTTAGTCTATATTGCGGAGAGGTTTCGATAAAATCTCCGTCAAAAGGTAGAAAGGTGCCCGTACCGTTGTCATAAGACAGGGTAGTTCCGGTGTGTCTGAGAACTCTGCCTTTGTATTGTAGTAGTTGTTTGATTGGGTCAGGAGAAACCTGACTGTACGCAGTAATCCCTCTTCTCGGAGAGATTATACCGCTCTGATCGATTACTGTGTTATTAGCTTTAAGAAGTGCTCCGGGAGAAATCTCCTGAAGACTTTGATAAAAAGTCTGCAATCCTGCAGCTTTTAGGTTAATGGACTGAGACATTTCTATCTCCTTCTGTTTCTAGCTGATCCCATCATTAAGCTGCGATTAACTACCTTTCTTGGAGCACCTTCTACTCTGTTATCCAACATAGTAGCGAGTTTTGATTCCATTTCCGCTAGTTTATTAGTAGCGTTGTTTAATCCTTCGGTGTCTCCAATAGCCTCTAAAACTCGCTGTGCTACTCTGTGAGCCAGTATGGCGTGTAGTTCAGTGGGGATATTAGGAACGCAGCTCTGCCCTGCAAATGCGAAAAAATCACCAGACTCTAGGTCCAGTGGAATCTCTGCAGGATTCATGGTTACAGTTTTTGCCGTAGCGTTGATTGACTCGATAGTAAGATCTATTTTTAAAATATTGTGAGGAGATTTTGCTTTTATAAAATCATACCTTACTAACTCGTTATTACTTCCCTTGGCAAACTTTGTGAATTCGCAAGGAAGTTCGCTAAACGTAATTACACCTGTTTCTCTGTTGATGTTAGAAACTCTACCAACTTCAGAATCCTTTACTAGAGAGTTAGGACGCAAGTAGTAATAGAAAGCTAGTCCTCCGTACACAGTAGAGCCTACTGCGGGATGAAGAATAATGTCACTTCCTTGAACGTAGAATCTACGAAATCCAGAGAAATCCGAGCTTCCAGCTCCTGACAAACTAGTATATCTGTCGTCAATAGCAATCTGCGTTAACTCATACTCGTTCTGATTTGGATTGTTTATGTTGTCGATAAAAGAGATTTCTCGTAGCTTATTAGCTAATGCTCTTTCAGGGATCGGGTAGTTTGATTTATTAGAAACAATCGGGGCTACTTGCTTGTAAATAAAATACTCTTCCTTCGTTTGAAGAATTGAAGGGACGATTCCAATCATCATCTCCTCGTTCATCAATTCGATAAAGTCCTGATCGGTGAATGTATTTTGATTATCTGGAACGAGTGCTCGTCTTTTAATAGAGCGAAGCATTTCGTTAGTAGTTAATCCCGCTTTGATTCCAATCATTACGATCTCTTACTTTTTAGCTTTTCTAGTTGTTGCTCGAGTTCTGCGATTTTAGAAGAAAGATCGTCTTCTGACTCTTCACCTTCGTCCTCACTCTCTTCTTCAGACTCCATCATTTCGGACTCTTCTGATTCTTCTTCAGACTCCTCGCCCATATCTTTAGCCTCTACAAGCTCTTGAGCTTTTTCGAGACCTTCTTTCATTCCTTCTTTTGAACTAGAAGCAACGGTAACTTTTTTGATACCGTCAGCAATATCTCCGCCCAAAACGTCAGAGAGTTCCTTTGCCATTGCAGCCTTAGCTTGCATTTTAGCGTCGTTTTTAACTCCGCCTTGCTTTTGAGCTTTCTTCTTTAAAAGCTCCATGAATTCTTCCATCATACAATCTCCTCTTGGTTATAAGAACTGAAAAGCTCTTACTGTAATATTTGTTATTTAATATAGTTAGGGACACTCTAAGTTCTGGATTTTAGACAAAAGCATAGATTCAATATCTTTTGGGGTTATTAAGTCTATGGCTTTATCTAACTGATATCCTTCTGATTTTAAAAACTTAGCTACAATCTCGGAACAGTTTTTTCCTTTTCTCCACGGATTTTTTTTCCAATTAAATATTCGAGCTAGGAAAATGCCTAGATTTTGCAAATGTCCATAGTCTATTCCGCAATCATCTACTAGCTCTTGTAGCAGAGTTGTGGAGTTGTTTTTTTTAACTTTTAATGTAAATGATTTTATTTCTGTAGCTTTTGTGTTCCATAGTTTTTCTCCTATAAATCTAACTCCGCCAACTCCCACTGCTTCGTATATCAAGGTTCTATTAATGGATTCGCTATAGAATCGTATGTAGACGTGACTGTATGACGTTTTCATGAATAGTCTAATTGCCCATGAACCTATGGGTAGCACTTTGTTTTTTGGCTTACTAAAGCCTATAGTGACCATATCTATCATGATTACCCTTGAAGGTAGGTTACAATTTTTTGTCGAAACGAAGTAAGTCTTGAAGTACTTATGAAGGGTTCTAGTTCAGCAGGCAGTCCGGCTTGTAGTAGACGATCTACTTCATTGATAACTTCGTAAAGACTGCCAGACATGGCATATCTCATAACGTCTGATAGAAGATCAGATACTGCTTTGGTTTTTCCCGCTTGGGTAATTCCCATCAGAACGTTCTCTGTAGCGAATTCTACAATTAAAGAATTTCCAAAGCTCATAGCATTTATAATCACATTTCGGACTACTTCCTGTGGACTAACTATGTCAGCCGAACTGTGGGAAGAAATAGCAACACTTACAGCGGTTACTTCGGATTCAATTAAATCACGACTAACATGAACAATAACCTCATCTCCGGTTACGCTGATTGCAGTAATTGCTGGATTTAATACTTTAAGTTCAGTGTCAAGCTTTGCTACGTTTATATCGTTTTTTGAAAAACTATAAATCATAAATTATCCGATTCTCAAAATATTAATAGAGCGCACTTGAGCCGTAGCAGTTCCCGCAGAAGTTCTCCATCTTGCATCGATAACTTGTCCTGCGGTAACGGTAACTATTGCAAAAGTTCCGAGCATATGTTGAAAATTGTTGTTACCAGCACGAGCAATAACCGCTCTACTAGAAGAAGCATTTTGCACACCATTGGCATATATAGACAGCGTTGTTACAGCTCCATTTGTTCCATGGGTAACTGAAGTACTGCAGTTTACAAGATATGTACCAGCAACTCCTGCCGTGATTGACATGGAGTTTAGTGTAACATCCGTAGTGGAAGTTGTGGTAGTGTTTGCAGTAGCAGATGCTTCTTGATTTGCAATTACCGTATTATGAATATGGTCTTGGCGAGCAAAGGCATTGGCAATGCCGATTTGGTTTTGCGAACCCGTGGAGGAAGGTATGCCAGTAGATAGTGGATCAACACCATTTGGTAAATGTCGAGATGCGTGAGCACTTACATCAACCCCATCTACCAAATTTACGTTAGTGATACTATTTCCACCCATATCCAACGATCCGCTCATAGCTCTCGTGCCTGCGCTTAGCAAGTATTGAGTATGGTCGTCATCGCCTAAACCAGATAAAGCACCGTGGTTAGTAATTCCTGCGCCTCCACCTGCTATAGAACTGGCAGAGAAAGAAGCTTTAGGTCTCTCGTCTGTTATCGTGTTGAGGTTTGTTTCGCTAGATCCAACAATAATCCCGGCTACTTTAGCAAAAGATGAATAAACTCCCATCCACTCAGGAATAGCAGGCAGTCCTGCATCTATTGCTTCTTGAGCTGTGTCGTAGATATCTTGAGCATAAATTAGAATCCACTGCTCGCTTGGTCCTCCGAGAACGACAAGAAGATGTTTAGCAAACTTACCTGCGGGAATTGTTACTAATGTACCGGACAAATTGTCATATTGTGAGTTACTAACTGTAGTAACTCCAGTAGTCTTCACCCACTGTCCGGCAGTTGAGGATTTATAAAGAGTGTCGAACGTTATTGGATTTCCACCAACAGGTCCGAACTTGTGTTCTGCAAAATGATAATGTCCCGACGTGACATGTAACTGTCTAGTTCCTGTTTCTGTTACAAGGTTTCCCTCTACATACACTGGTCCAAAAGCGTGTCTGAGAGTTTTCGACAGGAGCATGGGAAGGTGATGTATCTTAAACGGAGTTTTTTCAATGTAAGATATTCCTGTAGAGTTAGTAATAACTCTACCCAATATAATATTCTTTTCAGGATCTGGCTCTGTTGTATTTGAAGTTAAAATTCCAGAATTATTAAAATAAACGTATAAGGTAGATTGGGAAGGGAGTAGTATTGTAGAATTCTCCCATTCTTTTTTAACAAGAATATCCGAAGGGATATTTGAAGTCATGTAATATCCAAAACCTTCAGCAACCGCCAGACTTAGTCCAGCGTCTACAGATAACTCCCCTCCATCCATGACTCCCATAGGAGGCGCGTTTACTATTAGCTGAGAAATCTCAGTAAGGTTTTCGTAGGAATTGTTCGAGTAAAAGAATGGTCCGTTCAAAGCAATACCACTGTTCACAACATCTAGGAAAAGAACTGAAACTTGAGCTGCGGGATCAATTTGAACTTTCGACAAGTCCACTCCACCGAAAATGCTACCAGTAGTACTTGGGTGAGATAGTAGATAATTAATAGTATTATTTGCAATAGAAGTGGCTAGAGTAACAATCTTACTTCCAGTTCCTAGGTTTTCTACTTCAACTCCCACAGAAGCCCCAGATATCTCCGCAGCGTTCAATCTCAGCGATGTCCCATTATTTACAACTATACCTTTTTGAGTTGATTCGCAAAAAAGTTTAGTTACAAAAAACTGCAACTCTAAGTTAGTACCCGTTCCATATATAGTTTCCGCATCAAGATTTAAACTTTCAAATGCATAGAAGTTTTCTGCTTGGGTTCTATTTAAAAATCCATTAGAGGAAGCTGCTTTAATTGCATTAGTATAATCTCCATTAATATCTACATACTCTATATAAAGATTTGAATCCGAGGTAGTGGAGTTGTGCTCAATTCCAATGTCAAAATCATAAATTGAAATTTTATGCAATTGAGCAAAATCACCTACGTTTTGTATCTTTACAGCCGCTTTTCCTGTACCATTCAATCCTACCATTGTAAAAAATGAAATTTCAGTCTCGGTTCCCATTATGAACAAATTTTGAAGAGTGTTTGATGGCTTTATAATGGTCGTTTGAATAGCACTTCCATGAACTGACACATAATTTGGAATGGTCATTTCATCTTCAACAAACTCTCCGGGTCCAACTTCTACGACATATCTGATCGACTCCGAACTATCTAGGATGCTATCTAGGGCTGTTTTAATAGAAGAAAAATCTCCACCTTTCTTACTAACAAAAAGCCTTCTAATGTCCTTTCCCTTTAAAAAGAAAGTTGAAGTTTCCGGTATTAAAACTTTTGTATACTGATAAGATGCAAAAGCCTCTCCAGTGGTAGTCGGGTGTTCGATCAATAGATCATACGTTGTTGATTCACTGATCCACAACCCTTGCGTTACAATGTTCGGAGCATTTCCTACGTTTTTAGCGTAGACAGATTTATCAAATCCTCGTAAACTGCTATTGTTAACTCTCAAATCTGCGCCGTTTTCAACAACCAATCCTTCGGCAGAAGATCCAGTTCCTATTCTAAAAGTAGAAGTAGCTATCGACACTCTTACATTAATCCCAGATGCATACAAGAGTGTAGTTGCATATGGAGGAGTTACGTCTTGAAATATGAAGTTATTTATTACGAGTGAAGTTGCAATAGATCCTGCATTGGTTACAGTAAATCCATTTGTAAAATCGGAAGTGCTACCTCCTCCCATTGTACAATTTTCTACTCGACACAACGTAGTAGCCGTAGCTCCGTGGATTGCTACTTGGGTTTCGTTACCTCCAAAGGTAACGTTCTTTAGAACGAAAGGAGCACCTACAGTTCCTTGATGATAAACTGCTCTGCCGCTTATTCCCGAGGCTCCCGTAAGAGTAACATTAGTTAGTTGAGAACTTTCCGCTCCCGTAATTATAGTTTGCGTGTTCGTGATAGGTTGTATTACTGTTGAATTGTCGGAGTGTCCCACTACAGAAACCCAAGATTTCATTGTTATGACGTCTTCGGTATAAACTCCCGGACCTACTTTAACTATGTATGGATTAGTAGAAGTGGCATCTGTTATAGAGTCGATTGCGGATTTGATACTGGTAAACTCTCCAGTAGCTGCGTTTTGTTTTTTTACAACAATTACTTTTGAGTCTTTTGATTGATTTAAAAGATTGTCCGTAATCGTGTCAAATTTCTGATCTATAGATGCCAATTCGGTATCTGTAGTCATGTCTGCGCTAATGAATTTTGGTTTTACCGCTATTGTCATTTTTTAAAAAGGAAAGGAGCATGGTTATCATGCTCCTTTCTCTATCCTTAAGTTACTATGGAATGTACTGATAAGTGACGTAAACTGTATCTCCGTTCCCAATTTGACCATTTCCATTACCCGGATTCAAGATAGTAATTACATTACCAGAAACGGTGTAATCCTCTCCTGCTCCTTCATGAATCGCAAGTCTATCTACGAAAGCAACGATAGAGTTGGCGAGTGGAGTGTGAGTAAGTGTAATAGTGCTAGGTGCTACAGATGTAGCAATTACAAACTTTTCTTTGAAGAAAACGGGAGCAGTTGCTGATTCCAAAACATCAATTCTAGACTCATGGTCTTCTAGAACTGCTTGAACAGTAGACTGACCATTTACAGCAGGAGATACTGAAATTGCAGAAGCATCGTGTGCATCTACAGCGTCAGCCAAGTGATTTGCAAGAGCTTGTTGGTCTAGCTCTAGAGCTGTTTCAAGAGACTGTAAAGCTGACTTTACTGTTTCTGTATCACTAAGAGTAGCACCTGTAAACGCGCCAAGGTTTACTGAATTTGCTGCTACGCCAGAGAGAGTAACTAAATCAGCAACGTCCTGTTCAACTGCATCAAGATCAGACTGAAGACCGCTTACTGCTGTGTCAACATACAACTTATTAGCTGCATCTCCATTTACTGTAGGAGCTGATACGTTTTTAATCTGCTTATTGGTCACGTCAATATGAGCACCGTCAAGTGTAACGATACCTCGACTACCTGTTCCAGCAGCAGCACCTGTGCTAAGTACGATGTTACCTGAATTAGCGGCAGCTCCTGTACCTTTAATAAATCCACTAGCAGTTTGGAGATTGATATTCCCTGAGCTGATCTGTAAATTTGCTGCAAGATCTGAAAATCCGGATTCTGCAGAAGTAGCAACTCTAATACTACCGCCAGAATAAGATCCATCACCCGCAAGTGTAGACAGGACTCGAGAACCTACAAGAGCAGTAGTACCGCCGCTTACATCTGTAGATGCAAATGCTCCGAATTCAATCTGTTCTCCAGACGGTAAATTCTCCATCCATACACTATGAAAGCCGTTATCATTTGGATTAATGCTAAGTCTTCTAGTAGTAGAGTTGAATAGATTATTGTTTTGTACTCCGAGAGCCTTTACGACCTGAGTATCAAATTCACCAACAAAAAGTCGAAGTGCAGAGTTTCTATTAACTACAAGAGCAGATCCTGCGTTAAGCTCTACATTTTGAGCTGCAGATAATGTGGTGTTATTTTCAGATATTAGAATTCTAGACTGGTCATTTCTTACGATATTAATATCAGATGCGTCAAGAGATCCAATTTTTGCTGTCAAACCATAACTCTGACCGCCAATCTTATGATACACTGCATCAAGATCAGAAATCTCGGTATCAACATAACTCTTTACTGCAAGAGCAGAGGGAACTTGAGCATCTGAAGCTCCGGCAAGACTTGAACTTGTGTTTAGAACTCCAGATTTAAGATTATCTACTTCTAAGTTAGAAATAGTATTGGAGTCCGCGTCAATTGTCTTATTAGACAACGCTTGAGTGTGACCTACGGTTACGATCTGTTGTTCGCTGCCTTCTTCGCCAATTTTAAACTTCGAAGCTAGTGAGCTGTCATAAGCAAGTTTAGCGTCTACAGCGTCCGTCATTTCTACTGTAAGACCTGCGCCATTAGTATTTGCTACTGACTGAGTTCCGCCTTTGTTAATGAGAATGTTCGCATCAACAACTTCTAACGTTTGAGACTCGATTGTAGTAGTTACGCCTTGAACTACTAAATCTCCCTCTACGACTAGATCATTGCTGACAACAACCTTATCGTTTGTATCGAGTTTAATCAAATCAATTTCTGCATCTGTAGAATCTACTACTTTAATCGACTTTACGTCGTCGAGTAGGATTTTACTGCCATCGACCTGACCATCCCCTATAAATTTTTTCTTAATTAACTGAGCCATATATTCCTCTCCCCCTGTTGAGACTAATGTTGGATTACCAACACATCATTTATTTCTAAAAAACCATCGAGTCCTAAAGAACTCCAAGTAACCACATTACCAAGTACCTCGTAATCAACTCCGTACAATTGTTGAATCCCTCCCATGGGAACCAAAACAACATTCTGTGGGTATAGTGGAGTCGTTGGTAGCACTATAAATTTATCTGCTATATTTTGAGAAGTAAGAGTAACCGCATGTACTCGAAATCCTCCAAACGCACTTCTAGGAATCCAATCCGTAACCGAGGCGGTTCCTACTGAAAAAAACTCTACGTTCGTGGTAGTGTTTATCCAGTGAATTCCCGGCTCCGGAGGAGCTGAAGTGGGGTCTGTTGTTTTTCGTATAACGTGAGGACTATTCATTAAAATTATCGTCCGAATACAGTATTGAGTTTTCGTCAAACAAAATTCCGATACTCGGATGAGTTTCGGATACGTCCTCATATCTAAAAAGAAGAACACTCCCCAGTATCTCTTTTTTAGTTAGCTGCTTACTTACATAATCAAAATTTCCAGTGAGGGGGTTAAACACCAACTTAAGCTTGTCCATGTCCTATCCTCTCGACTGAAATTATGTTATCTTTAGAATCGTACTCAATTACTAGAGTGGCTAAATAAGCTCTATCCTCTCCCAGCTTTTGAATAAAAACTAAAAAATCACTATCTCCTTCTTCTGAAACGTCCGAAACTCCAACCTCAGAATTGGTTATAATTAAGGTTTCGCTATCTATATTTGTTAGAAACTTCAAGGTAGAGTCCAGTGCTTGTTTAGTAAGAACCGCCACAGTCTCTGCACTAGCTCCGCTACTTAAAGCCACCATAATTCCCTGTTTTCCTGATAAAAGAGGATCAACTCCTGCCCCATTTACATTATACCACACATAGTAACGCGGAGAGTTATTAGCAGCATTTATTAGAAAATATTTACTATTTAGAGATTTAGGTTCTACTCCGGGAGTGTTCTTTACATAAACTCCAGTACTTACGTCGTAAGCGTCAGGTTTTAATCCGGGAGAATTACTAGATATAATTGCGTATGTCAAAGTAGACACTGCAATAAATTGAGAATCTATAGAAAAAGCAAGTGCTGTTTTCTGAGCAATTTGCTCTGGAGTATTGCCTGATTGTAAATTAATTACAATACTTCTATGTGTGGCTGGATTGACTGGTTCTGCATGAGAGAAGTCAACATCGAACCATACATTCACAGCTCCAATGTTGTCGTAGATAACAAAGGATTTACCAGCTAACATGGCAGGTGTTTTACTTTTAAAGTTTAACGTTATCTTGTGTGCCGAGCCTAAAGAGTCTCCTCTAGTGGAAAGTCTAGTCTCTTGCGCTATGCCTTTAGAATAGTAAATTGCTTTTGTAATTAGATCTTTAGAGTTATACTCTAGTAGTATCTTCCCGTGGTTTGGAGGTACAAGGGTGTTGGCATTAATTACATTAAATGCCTGATCTTTCTCCACATGCGCAGAGGTAATAGCGTTCGTATAATCTAGCGAGGTCGTCTTAGTGCTCATATACCTTATGCTATCTTAGATGCAGTTATAGTTGAGTGAGCGTAGACCGTGGAGGTTTGACCTCCGGTCTGAGAAGCGTACTGCAACTGTACGGTTCCGGAAGCGGCTCCATTAAAAATAGTACCTGTTACTCGTAAAAACCCATCCTGAGAGTTTACAGAGTTGAACGCTACGGTAGTAAGGGTTCCACTAGTGGAGATCACCTCACTGTCCTGAGAAGTAGATCCAGTAGAAGTTCCTACTAGAACAGATCTTAAATTAGCTGCTCCGGGAAAGGTCAGAGCAAATCTAACTCCCCCAACTCCGCTACATCCTATTTGAATATTAAATTCAAAAGACCACGTCTCATTGGCAGCAACGGAGAAATTGGCACCTAAAATGTTACTTGCTGAGTTTGACGTAGTTGATTGAGTTCCTGTAATGTTCTTGACAAGTGGAACTTGTACGCTTGCTACGGTTGTGTCAACGTAAGATTTTACAGCGTTCTGAGTGGGGTATAGAGTATCCGATGTTCCCAGCGCAGTGCTCGTGCTTTTATTTGTAAGGTTTTCTTTTGCATTAAGAGCTGATTGAGTGGCAGAAGATATAGGTTTGTTTATGTCTGACGTATTGTCTACGTTTCCTAGACCTATGCTAGTTTTATCAACTACTAATGAACTAAGTAAGTTTGCTACTTTTATCTTCTTGGTCTCTGTAGTTAGTACATCTACAACAGGAACTAGATCATTTCCGCCAGCAGCGGTTAGTTCATTTAGCTCTGATATTTTTTTATTAGCCATAAAGCCTACTTCATTTTTTTAGACAAAGATCTACCAAAGTACAAAGAAGCACATACTATAAGTAGCTGTAAACTATTCTCCGTATCCACACCTTCTGCTAGTTTAGCAAACTTATTTATCAAAGAGAATAAGTTTATTGTAAATGAAATTAATAAAAGGGTTAACGATACGCTGGGTTTCTTAGTAACCGGATCTTTTACAAATACTAAAGGTATTCCTTCTTTTTGATATCTCTCTAACAATAGTTTTAATTTAGTAATCATATTATTTTTTCTGTTCTTTACTAGAAGATCTCTCTCCTAGCATGTTCTTTATTTCTTCTACAGCTTGTTTTTTAGTTTTATCTTTGTAGAACTTAGGATTCTTTCTAATGATTTCCAAAGGTAATACTTGCTCCATTGGTTGATCATCTTTAGCTTTTTTAAATCTCTTAAACTTAGGGTATCCAAGATTGTGATAAGCATAGAAATCTTCTTCTGGAGCATCTACTCCTATTTTCTTTGTCATCTCTTTCAAATAACCTGTCATCACGTCTTCTTGAGTAGAAAATGATTTTGGGGATTTCATCCCTTCTGGCTTAAAGTTTTTTATTAAATTAGGCATCAGTTGAAAAACTCCCTTAGCAGAAGAACCTGCAAAGTTGTCCTCATACTTACCGTGCTCCGACTCTACTCCACCTATTTTTTTAATAGTGTTTTTATCTACTCCAGTTCTCTCACTTACCCTAGTGTATAAATCTTCAGGAGTCCTCTCGACGTAGTTCTCCCGATCTTTGTTCTTAAGTAGTTCTAGAATTTGAGAATAGGGTTTCATTTTTCCCCTATTTTCTTTGACTTGCCCCACAAATCTTTACATGCCCAATGCTGCGCAGATAGCTTACTTTTAGATTGGTCGCATTTGTGTCTGGCTCTGAATGATTTTTTAGCTTCCTTGGAATAGTTATGTTTGTACCCATCAGCTCCGTAGTGAACTATTTTCTCTTCTCCACCTTCGCAAGCTTTCACCATTTTTTTCTTTCCGGGTCTGGTGGAAGATCTTGGAGCGTTACACTTCAAAGTATCTCTTAGTTTTTTAAACTTCACAACTTTACTCTCATTTTTGCGTACTACTTATCCCAAAAACCTTTTTTTGTAACATCTTTTCTAGCTTGAGTAGCCAGTTCTGCCAAACTACGATCATCTGACTTTAAGGTTCCTCTCAGCTTTTCAAAGTTCTTAACCTTCTCAGCTTCTTGATGTTTTTTCTTTTTTTTCTTCTCTATTTCTTCTTCAGTATCAAAAACTTGAACGTCTTTTTTTCCTAAATTTTTCCAAAAATCTGACATATATATTCCTATTTATCTTACGCAGTTATCGTTTGCTTAACAACCCAGACTCCAGATTGACGTACTTCCGTGACTAAGTTTCCAGCGGAAGGTCGGATTCTCCATGTACCGTCTGTGTTAGGATCTCCAAAATAAAATATACCAACTTCTACTATGTCGTTGTTATTGAGATCTAATGTTGCATTAACATTAACTTTGTTGGCGTTTAGGTTAATATCGCCGCGAGTTCCACCAGAAGTAGATCCAGTCTGAATATTTATGTTACCAGAAATACCAGCTCCGGAGTGACTACCTGTTTGTAAAGTTACAGAGCCTGAAGCTGCGGTGCTTGAGACGTTTTGTATTGCTCCGGACGTTATTGTAATTTCTCCGGTTCCAGACGTGTTTGTGACGTTGTTAATTGCTCCGGGATATTCTAGGGTGCTAGAAGTAACGGGTCCGGTTGAGACTATTACCGCTCCTGAAACTGCACTTGCCGAACGACCTGTGGATATTGCAGTAAGTCCAGATCTTCCAGACAATGCTCCAGCAGCTTCTCCTGAACGAAGAGCTACGAAACCAGTGCCATAGGTATCCGATGCTCTGGAAATTCCCGTACCAAAGTTCGATCCGGATACTGCGTAAGAATCACCAGAGATCCCCGTAGTTGTTGAAGATAGGTTACCTGACTGAATAAACGCAACTCCAGAATTTCCTGAAAATGTGGTAGTGGCTGTGATTGATCCTGAAAATACTGCGGCTGCGCCTGTGCTACCTTGAGATCCTCCGGAGATATTTCCTGTGGCTATGTTTGCATTGCCTGTAGCAGTTCCTGCAATGTTTGCACTTGCATTTGTTCCTGAAGCTACTCTAGCTCCTCCAGAAATGAAAGTTCCTTCTGTATTACCAGAGCGTATACGCACACTACCAGAGCTTGAAAGCGTCTGATCACTTGTTCTTAGTTGAAACTGAGTGTCGTTATTAGTAGTAATGATTGAAACTGAATTTAAACTGATTCCAGAAGGAATTACAGTAGAAATTAAGTTATCAAGATTTGTATTTGCTTTTAAATTAAGAGCTGTTTGCGTAGCAGTAGAGACAGGCTTATTAGCATCGGAAGTGTTATCTACGTTAGATAGTCCGATATCTGTTTTATCTAGAACTACGATACCTGTCTTACTGTTAACTGAGTTTACGCTTTCTACAAAAGTATTGTGGATGGTAATGCTATTGGCATCGGAAGTCAAAGATACGTTTGGACCTGCTGCGAGAGATTTAAGTTGTAGATCAACTCCTATTTTTGAAGAGAAGATTCCTTGTCCACTTCCTAAGTTAGAAGCAGATTCTACTTTATCTGCGAGAGCTGGTACAGTTGGAGAACTTGCCGTGCCAGCTAGGTCTCCTGCAAGCTGTATAATCCCTTTAACGCTAGAAGTAGCATCAACTACGCTAGAACCTATGGAGCTGTCAACATAGGATTTGACTGCGTTTTGAGTAGGGTAGAGTGTGTCTGACGTTCCTAATAAAATATCTGTGGATTTATTGGCAGAATTCTCGGGAGTGTATCCAATAGAATCTTGTTTGAGAGCCAGAGCATCGAATACTGCATTTTGAGAAGGTGCCTTATCTAATACTCCATCAACAATAGCGTCTTCTACTGTGGCTGTTCTTGCTTGACTATCAGTATATTGAGTTATGGTAGATGAAATCTCAATGTCATCAGCATTTTCAGTAAGAGAGATTCCGGAACCTTGAGTGAGAGACTTAAGTCTCAAATCAGCTCCGACCTTTTCTTTATAAATGCCAGCACCCAAGCCTACATTGGAAGCTGTGTTTGTTTCTCCAGCTCCTCCCGAAATAAATTCCAAGCCATCTTCAGTAGATTTTACTGCAACAATTTTTCCAGACTGTCCTGTATAGGAAGATGGGACGTCTGTTAGATCTGTAAACGCAGACGAGCCTGCTCCAGAAACTGTAGCCGGAGACCAAGAGGTTCCATTCCATACTGGAACTTGATTTAGAGTTGCTCCTGATTGATTTATGTCAGAAAGATCGTGAGTGTGAGTTGCGTTTGCTTTTCCAGTTAACTGACTGTCTACATAGCTGCGTATGCTAGTGTCTTGTGTTGAAATCTCTGAATCTACATATTCTTTTGTCGAGGCATCTTGAGGATCAATGGGATCTGCTACACTTACAATTCTGGTTGAGTTTACATTAATAGCAGATACATCTATAAATAATCCACCTCGAGTACCACTTGCAGCAAGTCCAGTGCGTAAGTTAATTCCTCCAGAGTTTCCACTAGCAGAATCTCCAGAAGTAAGAGCTATTGCTCCAGAATCCCCTGTTCCAGAAGTAATAGGTCCAGAAAATAGTAAAATTTGACCGCTATCAACTTTATCAGTTCCAATTGTAGGATCGCTTACTGCTCCAGAAACAAGATGCAATTCTCCTGTTTTTGTAGGAGTCCCTCTACTTACATAGTCAGTACTCTGAAGTCCTTCAGTGTAAACTCCAATAAAAGATTCATCTGCTCCTATAAAGGTTAACTGTGAAGTACTAGAAAAACTATCTGATTTAAGTGAAACTCCGGAAGAGTTTAACTCTATGACTCCTCTAGTCCCGCTGCCTTCAGCAGTTCCAGTTTGCAAGAAAATATTTCCAGAGTTTGCATTAGAATAGGTGCCGCTTACATGAGCATCGGCAGTAATGATTTGTATAGATCCTGAATTGATAGCGATATTCGGAGCGTCTTGAAAAAACGAGGAAGAGGTGGTTTCTATTTTAACTTGACCAGAGGTGTATACTCCATCTCCCACAGGAGTACTGTTTACTCGAGATCCACTGAAAAGAGTTTGTCCACCGTTTCCGTTTGCCAACCAGCTACCAAATTGTGCAGTTTTTCCAGCATCGTTAAATACACTCCAAACATGAATAAAGTCTGTATTTCCAAAATAAGTAGTGCCGATGTCTATAGTACCGCCACTATCCACAACTTTAAAAAGTCCAAGGTGTCTTTTGTTGGACATGTCTTGAACTTGAGAATTAGTAAGAAGTTGTCTGGTTTGACCTTCTATAAAACTCTTAAGTCTACTATCTGTAGAGTTGTGAAAAAGACTACCCTCTACCAGTTCAGTAACATCAGCAGTTTCTCCTTGAAGAGCAATACCTTTTACAAACTGCTTTAGGATATATTGGGACATTTTTTACCGCCACTTAAATTTGAGATAGTGCAATTGCTTTAAATTTTAAAAGTCCAGAATGTGTTCCAGAATCTCCCACTGGACTAGATACATAAAATACCTGTCCACTAAGATCTACCGAAAATACCACACTAGCGTTGGACATTGATTCTTTTTGTAAAACCCAACCCTGAGCATCCTGATAAGTTCCAGTTAATTCAAAAGTCTCATAAACGGAAACACTATTGCTGGTTCTAGTTATATTTCCAAGTATCTTGAACGTTCTAACTTTACAGGAATCAAAGAATAATTTATCGATTAAGAGGGGAGTAGTTTGATTATAGTTAACTACTTGGGAGTTTTCAAGGACGTCATATGGTCCTTTTAGGAAGGCTAAAACTTTAGTGACTTCGTCAGCCCAGTTTGTCGCCGCTTCCCCCCAAGGCTGTTGCTCGCCTTGCTCGGGGTATTCAAATGGGATATTATTAACGATTAAAGTCCTAGACATAGCATACTCCTAGGTATATTTGTTATTTAAAACTATAAAAAAAGGGGAAGCATAAAGCTTCCCCTTTCTATGTTACGTTGCATAACATTTTGAAATTAGACCGTTACACCAGTGAAGATAAGTTGATGACCGATCTTTGTACAGAATAGTGCTTGGTTGGTGTAGCAACGGATGCCGACGCCAGCGTTATTCTCGAGGAGGTGGAAGAAATCTTCTTTGCTCATTGGGTTTTTGAAGGTAAGGTCAGTAGAACCTACTCTCAAGAACTGCTCGTGGTTGATGGCGTACGCGTAACCTTCTTTCACGAAGATAGAAGCTACGATAGTCATCTTACCATTCTGAGAGTAGAACTCAAGAGCTTCTGAACCAGTTTGAGCGGTAGAAGACTTGTAGCTTACGTCAAAACGACGTGAACCAGCTTGCTCTGTCATCAAATCAGCCCACGCAGATGGGTTAACATATACTGTTACGTCTGACTGGAGACCTTTTGCAACAGGCTTAGCAAGACCCTTAGCGAGTTTATTGAAAGAGAGAACGCCAGCTACTGCATGCTCATTACCTTTCCAAAGAGAATACTGAGAGGCAGAGATGCCGAACAATGTTCCAGTGTTGGTGATGATCTTGTGGAGACCTGCCATTTCCTTACCGCGTGAACCAGCTTCGTAAACTACGTCAGTAGCAACTACACCAGCAGGCATAGCGTCAACTGTAACTGTCTTGAGGTCGAAATCAACTGTAACTACTTTACAGTCACCGCGAAGGTTACCGGCAGTGTCGAAGATCTCAAGCTTCATGTTTTCAGCTCCGCCCCAAATTCCGGGTGCCCACTCGCCAGTAGCGATTGAGATTACGTTACCAGAAACTGAACCGACAGCAGCCAAACCAACTTGACCGTAAAGAAGACGAATTTCCAATTTCTTAGAAATAGAGTCCATCATAGCTTGGAAAATATACTTTGTAGCTTCTTCGAAAGCTCTCTCGCCTGCGCTATCAGCGGCAAACATAGTTTCGAAAGCCATAGCAGAACGGAGAACCATCTGGTAGCCGCGAATCTGAGCTTGCTTGATTACGCCCGAAATAGGTGGGTTAAGTGCGAACGCGCCGCCATCTGGCTCAGCAAAGCTAACGCCGTGCTCCATACCGAGGATTACTGATTGGTTATAATCAGCACCCGGACGCTTCTCTTTACGAACGAATTTGATGTTGTTAAGAAGTTTAACGCCATCTGGGATTAGGTTTTCGAGTTTACCATCGTAAACTTTTTTATACAAACCGTTAAGGTTTTGTAGTGTGTTGGCTTCTGTACTCATTTGTAGTTCCTTTCTGTATCTTTGTTTTTATTGTTTTTTATTTTTAAGAAATAAGTAAATCTATTAGATATCTTTAGGGCGTAAGCTTGCTAAAAAGTCTTATAAACCTTATTTGCTCAACTATATTTGTTAACCTCTTAGCGAATTGAAGAAGTCTTTTGCTTTCATTTTCTGCGCAGTTTCCTCTTTTCGTGAAGAAGTTCCAGTATCTACCGTATTTAGAGCAGGCTTTACTACTCCATTTTTAGGCTTAACTGATTGAATTTGCTTGTTTCTGATATTACGAATCCTGTCTTTGGAAACCATTGTCTCCACTTCTTCGTCGCTCAAAACCTTAAGCAAACCTTCAACTTCCTTACGATAAGCTTCTTTTACAAAAGGTACAAGATCCTGAACAGAAACATCAACCCCGTTCAAATAAGCAATATAAGCTAGGTCTGCAAGAGCCTTGGTCATAAACGTAGAATTGGGCAAATTACCAACCTGAATAGCGTCTATGATTTCTCTTTCGAGTTCTACTGCCGCTTCTTGCTGAAGTCGAGCCTGCTCTTCCTGTCTACGCTGTTCTTCGATTTGTTGCTTTTCCGCTAGGAGTTCTTCATATTTCTTTTTAGTTTCTTCTAAAGCGAGTTGCTCTGGAGTTTTTTTGCTATCCTCTAGATCTTCACGAAGAATAGCTTCTGCAATTTGACGCTTCTGCTCTTTTGAAAAATTAAAATCCGGACTCATTAATACAGAGAGAGGGTCTGTAGTAAATTGAGACAAGAACTCTTGAACTTCTTCTTCGATCTCTTGTAGTTGTTTTGATGTAATTGCTCGTTCTTGAAAAGCTTGTTGAGCCGCCTTTTCCATTTGAAGAGCTTTAGTAATTCTATCTTTATCTCGTAGATTTACTTTTTCTTTAATTTCCTTTCCATTAACTTTTAGGTTAAACTCTTCCCACTCTTCCTGAGTCATCTCTTTCGAGGCTTCCTCTAATAGCTGAGACTCTTCTTGGGAGAGATCTTGAGTTTCTGTAGTTGTTTCAATGGAATCGGTTGCGAGTTCTTCTGACATATAATATCCTTTTTACGCCCTCTCGGGTAGCTTAAAGTCAACACATCGCGTTATTGCGGTAGTGTTCATAGTATTATTTGTTATTTTTTATCTATAACCCATTGTTTTTTTGCGGTCATTTAGATATCTAGAAAAATCGGGAGCCTGACTTTCTTCAGTTTCAATAAGATTTGGGCTGTCTAACAAAGAAGTTCTCGACAATTCCTCAGATTTCTTTTTCAACTCTTCTAGTTTGGAAGGATTATTGCCGAGATTTTTTAATATTTCATTATCGGCAAACTGCTGTCTTCTTTTTTCCATTACCTCAGATTGTTCGTTTTGATTTAGAGGATCAGAGGCAAGTGCATCTAGTGCAGTACCTACTCCCGACACTGCCATCAATACTTTCTTCCCGCCTTGAGCTGCTATTTTTTCTGCTATTTTTTTAGCAAGTTCTTTTGCTACTTTTAGATTCTTAGGAATCTGTTCTTTATATGCAGATAGTCCGGCATCTGCCATTAATTTCTGAGATCTTATTTGTCCTAATAAATTTTTAAGTTTAATATCTTCTTCGAGATCTGGAGATATTTCATCTAGTGGGTTTGATTCGGATGCCTTCTTAATTATAGAATCCATATCAAGCTTTCTAGTTTCCTCTTCTGCTTTCCGAAGATAGTTTTTAAAAGTCTTACTCATTTTAAAATCCCATCATCTTTTTTCGTAGGTTTATATAGCTATTATAATCTCCCGACATTTCTCCTGCTTGTGGCTCTGGAGCTATCGGAATTGCCATTTCTTCTGGAGAGACTTCTTGGATTTCATTAGAATTAACATGCTCTGCCAACTGCTGAATACTATCGACTTGAGGAAGAGTTCTTGATAAAGCAGAAGAGGAACCTTGCTGTTTTGCTATATTTCGCAAGGATTCTGCTAGTCCAGTTTGATCAACTGAATCTTGTTCCATATCTTCAACTGGCTGCTCTCCCATTTGAGGAGCACTGGTTGAGTTTGTCATTCTCATTTTTTTTAAAATATCCTCATTCATACCCCATCCTCTTCTTCATTTTTTCTAGTTCCATTTGCGCGTTCAATTCATCTAGAGCTTTTAAATTTTGCTCCATTCTGTCCCGTGCTGGGTTTTTAGGAGTTTCTACAATCTCCCCTTTGCCAAATTCTTGTAACATCTTTAGCTCTTTCTCAGAGGCTCTGGATAACTCAGGGTCTGGAGAAAATTTTGTAACTTCTGGACCGGGAGCAATATCGGAGCCTTCTCCTAATCTCTCCACTCCTCCGGGAATGACAGAGTCTGCCAAAGCGTCTTCTGCACTTGCTCCAGCAAGCAAACCCGCTACGCCAGCTCCAACGGGCAAGAGTCCCATAAGCTTTGTAAATGGTCTTACTTTTTTATTTAGAAAATTCTTAGAAGCTTGTTTTTGAATTTCTTTTAAAACCTTGGAGTCCGGGGGCAAATCCTTTGCTTCTCTGATAAGTTCGGAGGTTTCATAGATATCTCCAAAATGATGTTTTGGTTGAAACGCATTTCCTTGAGATTCAAAAGATGGACGAATAAGAGAATCGACTCCGTGTCTTAATTCGTGCCCTCCTACTGTTATTCCTTGAAGTTTTGGAAGATCTCCCTTACGGTCTCTAACTATTACATCATACGGGAGTCTTCGGCTTCTCCCCAAGTCGAGATCTGTTTCAAGCCCCAGAAGTCTGGGATCGTCTATGAAAGCTTCTGCATATTTTTTAGCTTTTTCAGAAGTAAGATTTGGAGAGAAGGGGTTGAGTACATATCTGTTTACAGGAGTGGGATCGTCTTGGTATATTTCATTTAAAATATCTACTAAAGGTTTTGACAGATTTGCTCCGGATTTTTCATACTTAACAGATCCGAGTGCTTTATCTATTAAGTCTTCAGGAGAATATCCCATCTCTCTAGCCTTTAAAACTAACTCTTCGGAAGAGATTAAAGGGTTGCTGGCAATTAATTGTAAAATTTTATTAATCCCAGCGGTGTCAGTTTCTTTTAATCTCTTTGACATTTTAGTTTCCTAAAGGAACTGGCACAGTTGTAGTTGGTAAGTTTTCAAATGGCGCAGGAGGAGTTGCTGGACTTGGAGTTCCCGGCATTTCCTGATTCATGGACTGAGCTGATCCTTCCATTACCTGTGTCATTGCAGACTGCCCTTGTGCGTTCTGCTCTGGATTATTTGCAAGATCCATTCCCGGTGTCATGGGAACTGGAGCTGGAGCAAGAGGTTGTTGATTGGTCATGGTTAGTACTGCAGGATCAGATGTTCTTGCAAGATTAATATGTTCTTCCATATGTTTAAATATTAGAGCTGCTTTTTCGGGATCAGTTCTTACATCTAAGTCATTCAACAGTACTCTGTGTCGTAGAATGTGCTCTTTGTGATCGTCGATAATCAAAGCAGGTACACTTTCTCCGTTGAGGAGTTTTTCGTTTTCTTGTTGAATAAGATTAGACTGATCTACTGGACTTTCAAGCATAAGATCAAGTCGTCCTGTATTTATAACTTGCGCATATTGCTGAATAGAGAATTCATCCGGTTTCATTTGCATCAACTGTTCTGCCATTTGAACTCGTCCAGCAGTTGTTTTTGCAAGAGGGTTACCAACATCTACAATAACTCTGTTGATGTCTGGAAGATCTGTACTTTTGAACGATACAAGGTACTGCTTATTATTCACTCCTACAATAGAAGCAACTCGAGGAGCCAGCGCATAATCTTGTAGAATCTCAATCAAGCAAACGCCAAGATCTTCGATAAGTTGAACGTATTGGTTTTGTAGACCTGACTGGAATTGAATAGCCATAGATTGAACTAGAGCTAGAGAGTTTCCTGATCTTAGGTTCTGAGCAGGATCTGGTGTGCCTCGTGTTACGGAGTTAATACCAGATAACTGTTCCATTTTGCCTTCTAGGATTGCCAAGAAGCTATAGGTCTCTTGACTAGTTCCTAGTAGGTTAAGCACTTGAGGAGGTTCATTACCTTGAATAATGTTCAATCCTCCGCCTAGATTTGTAATATCTATGTTAGAGCCTGTCTTAACAAACAGGTTTTGAGTGGCAAACGCAATGTTGTTTGACATGATAGCAGAATACAGGTGGTTAATTCCCTCCTGTAGTGGTAACAGATCGAACAAGTTAGAATAACCCAATGGAGTTCCTAGAATTTCATTAGGACTCATCTTAAATACAGGGATTCTTCTGTATGGGAGTTGTCCGTCGTAGATAATGATATCTTCAGACAAGAAGATAAGCTCTCTGCCTTTAGGCATAGCGTCAGACTTTCTATGATACATAGTCCAGATTTCAACTTCATCAGAGTCGATCTTTCTGAAAACCTGTAAAGAATATCTATCCTTAGAATTCTTTGTGTCAAGTTCAAGAATCTTATCTTCAAACTCAGGATATTTAGCTGCTAGGTCGAATTTGTTCTTATAAGAGCGAACAAGTATCCAGTCGTGTGCATTATCTTCACGATTCACGTCAAATACTACGTCGAATGGAGACAGATTGGTAAATCGAACGTCTCCTTCATATAGTTTTTCACCTGTTTCTTCGTCTTCCTCTACGATACTTCCAGCAGTAGCATCCCACTCCATCTTAACGTAGCCTGCGCCTAATACGACGCTCATTTCCACTGCTTTATTGATATATCTCTCAAGTCTCTTTTCGCGCATATAGTAGTCTAGAAGACCATTCGCAAGAGTTACTTTAGCATTAGATCTGTAATCGGAGTTAGCAGCTCTAGCTTCCATGGATGGACGACTTGAGGTCGTCATTACATACATGTGTTGAGCTAAATTTCTAACATGGTTAACGGGAAGTTGTGCCAGTTCACCCTGTTCACCTGAAAAGGTAATAGAGTGTCCGGAATTAGTATCAGTGAAGTATGCGCCATGGTAAGCTGCCCAGCAGGCTTTAAGCTTCTCTAGGTAGCCATTGGTTGTAAGGCTATTGGTCCAGTCGCTTGCTTTTTCTAGCAATACAGAAGCGGCTTCTTTTCCTTCTCTTGCTGCAAAATAACTCTTCTTGTCCATTTAAACCTCTAATAGTATTTGTTTAATTCTTTCTATAGCTAAAAATGCTCATTATATGTTCTTCGAACTTAGTTCTTTCGGTTTCCTGTAGTCTAAATACCCCATCTCCCTGTGCCAAACCATAACCTTTCGGGTATGGATTGTGAGAATACGCAATATTTCTAATAAGATAGGCTAATGCATCAATCAAATCGTAGTGTCCGCCATCTAGAGATCTTTCATACTCCGTCTTATTTTTATTCCACGTTGCGTTCTTTAAATGAAAAATCAACTGCTTACACTTAGGATTGATTATTAGTCTCTCCTCCGCAATTAGAATTCTTATTTGATTTATCCACGCATGCTTGTTGTCTTTTGCGGTGGGAATAAACGATATTCCGTAGTCAATTGACAAATCATTAAGTAAAATCAAGTTGTTATTATCTGCAACTCTTATAAAAGGTTTCTTAAATCCCCATAGCTGCTCTTCTGTTTTTTTAACCGAAACCGCCAAATTTGCAGTAGTGAAAGATCTTCCTCTAAAGGTAGCCTCATCTTCAATTACTACTTTTCCTCCAATAAAGTCATAGTACGCATATAGTATACCAGTTAAATCCTTAACTCCAATATCCATCGAAACATAACAGTCATAATACGGAGGTCTTGTATACGGTTTTACTATTTTAGAAAGGGACTCTTCGTTGGCTTCTGGTATAACTGCGTGATCTTCATCAGTTATCATGATATTCAGGTATTCTCGTTTAAAATCTACAGAGTCATATCCGCCGACTTCTTCTGCGAATCCATCAATGTCTTCTTTTGTATATCTGGGGCACTGATAAATATCTCTTTTCAATAAAGTTTCTTTATATTCAGCTTGTTTAACGATCTCCCAGAACTCGTGACCTTGCGATCTAGGTAGCGTAGATACTAGGATCATAGCTCCCTTTGTAGAGTTGAGCTTAGGATATAGCACTGACTTAAGTCCGTACTTCAAATCACTCATGAATCCGCACTCGTCGATAATTATTAAATGAGCCTTGGGACCACGAGCTGATTCTATCTCTTCGGCATTAAATCCATACAGTTCTATTTTACTTTTAGTGGAGGGGAAAATATAAGAGGAAGAGTCTCGGTCGAACTTAGGCTTGAGATCCGGAGGGCATGATTTTAGTAATTCTTCAAAGTTAGACTTAACAATCTTCTTACCCTGTTTCAATCGAGGAGCTACATAACATACTGTAATATTATTGCGAGATAAGCACTCTTCTATGGCAATGCCTAAAGCTCCATAGCTTTTGCCCGACTGTCGAGAAAATACTGCAACGTGAGTTTTCCTCTTGTTGTTTCTTATCTGATCTCTTAGGACTTTTTGATTAGAATCAAGGAGAAAATCAGTGATCTTCCCTTTTCTCCAAAGGATTTCTCTTGCTTGCTGGGGAGTGATACTAGGATTGGGATTATTGTTCGCTACTGTCATCTACAACCTGCATTGCTAGTTGCAGCAGTTGATCGTGATCTAAAGTAGCCTTGACTGGCTTTTTACTTTTAGAATCGTCTACTGTTTTGCCTCGTATCAGCATAAGAGATTTAACGTATATCTCAAATGATTTTACTTGGTTGAATTCCAAAGGAGCTGCTTTTGCTAGTTGATAGAGTCTATTGATCTCCAACTTACAAAGCTCTTCTTCATTAGACCCAACTGCAATAGGATTATTTGAAAACTTAACGACTTGCTCTAAGTGTTCAAGTTTATCTTTAGCTTTATTTAGTTGATTCTGCAGATCTACGTTTGTCTGAGTAAGCTTTTCTGCATACTTCTTAAGCTCATCATTCTGCTTTACAATTTCAGAAACTTCTTCGTAGCTGACTAGTTTCATAACTACCGCTTACTTGTAAGGTTGAACGCGGCTTTGATGCCCTCTGAAGAAGTTTTAACTTTTTGTAGCTCTTCGTTCATTCGGTGAATCTGACTTTCGTGAGACTCAACCTTGATCATTACTTCAGAGTTAGTTTGTTTTTGTCTTAGGTATTCTGCCGCGAGTTTAAATGCAAGCAAGCCAACTAGGCATAGGGCGTCTGCGTAACCTGCTGATAAGGCTATGATTCTGCAGACAAAAAAAGTTATCAAAATGAGCATTATATCTACATTTTTCATTTTAAATTCCTATGTTAAAAAGAGACTTCGTGTTAATCGCTTGTAAAAGTTTTATTCCAAAAGGAACTTCCGAACTTACTAGGTCTCGTATATATTTGTTATAAAACGAAAATAAATGCACACTAAAAAAATAATTTGCACAGATTCTAAAAAACTGGTACATATATACTATACAGAGTACTAAACTTTACGCAGCGAGTTTTAAACGAGCTGCTATTCGTATATCCGTATAACTCAACAGTATACTAATAATCGCATATATTTTTCATTCAACACCTACTAAACATTTAATTTTACTAGTGACGCACCGCTTTAATATAGGAATATTATAACAAATGTGTGTAGGGAGGCTATTATGATAACATTCAAAAAGAACGAATCCAAGAAACTTTCTAAATACTTCACTTCTAAAGAATTCCAGTGTTCATGCAAGAAGTGCGACGAGCAGTATATATCTTCAGAATTACTAGATCTTTTAGATCAGGTTAGAGAGAAATACGGAAAACCTATCAGGGTTACGTCAGGGTATCGATGTCCGGAGCATAACGTTGCGATTGGCGGTAAGGTAGGTAGTTCTCATGTCTCTGGATTAGCTGCAGATATCCAACCCACTTTAGTAACTTTAGACGAACTAGATACTCTATACGAAATATGTTATGATATATTTGACAATATTGGCGATGGTCGTAATAAAAGATTTGTACATGTAGACGTTCGAGAAGCTAAAAAATCAGGAAAGAGAACTTGGCTGTACTAAAAAATAGAATAGGTAAAGTTAACAGACTTGCTAAAAAAGTTTCAAAGAAAATAAATTTGAACTACCTTGACGTAGATGCTATACTAAAAGTAGCTTCTTTTGAACTATTGGAGACTCTTAAAAAATCCCAAAAAGTTCACTGGGATGGTTTAGGAGTTTTTTATCTTGCTATAACGGATAGAGGTATTTCAGTCAGATTAAAATTAAGCGATGAATGTTACGAGCGATTAAATAAAAAAGACGAGGATTCTCCCAATGAAATTGTATTTGAATGAAAATCAAAGAGCTTATCTTCTGGAAGTATTCGATGCTTCAAAAAGAAATGCGATAGCTGGATCAGATCTCGAACTTGCAGAAGCTTTCAATAATCTGTATGAGAAGATTTCTCCCACAAATGCACTGTACTATAATCTAAGCAGAGGAGAAGCTGAGTCGGTTCTTGAATTCTGCGAAGTTGTTATTGATTCTCTTGAAAAAGCCACTACATTCCTAAACAAAGATACGGAAAGAGATGAGCAAGAAAGACAAGAGCTATTATCTCAAGCAGAAACTGCTAGAGCGGAAATGGAACAAGTTCGCGTAGAGTTATCTTCTAAGATCAAAAACAATCCCTCCACAAGAAACACTCCATGAACATAGAAAAACTTCTAGGAAGAATCGAGGAGAGTGCTGGAGAGGAAGTAAAGCAAGAGTCTTTAGATGAGATCTGGTATAGATTCCAAACCCCATCTGGAGAATACTATAGTCCTTTTATCAAAAGTAAAAGTAATCTCGTAAGCTTTCCAAATGTCGAAGACTTAGTCGAGGCTATGAATAAAAAAGACAATTACGAAGTGTTGTCTGACAACTTAGCAAAGATTTACACTCCATCCCAGCCCACTAACTCTCCAGAAGCCTTGCCAAATGGAGTATATTCTCATGAGTATGGAAGTTCAGGAATACCGGAGAGACTAATTCCAACAGAAATACGACAAGACAGTTATGTAGATTTGATGGAGAGCTTATCTAATCTAGATTCTTCTATTGATAATTTTATTCAGAACAAGCAGTTGTATGACGATTCTCAATCGATCTACAAACTAGGCGTCCTTCTCTTTGGTCCTCCCGGAACAGGCAAGACTTCTTACCTTAGAAAGTTTATAAAGAAAAGAGAAGCTATAGTTATATTCCTAGATGGAGTACCTTCTCGTAAATTCTTGGAAAAACTAGAGAAGTCAACCAAAAATAGATTAAAGATTTTAGTATTTGAGGAAGCGGTATCTTTGCTAGAATCCTCCGACGATGTTAGAGAAATGCTTGACTTTTTGGACGGATCTAGATCTGTAAGTAATTCTATTTATTTTCTATCTACAAACTACCCGGAAGCTATACCAGAAAACATCATTAGAAATGGAAGAATCGATTTATTCGTAAGAGTAGAATATCCAAGTTCTGAAGCTAGATCAAAATTAATCGCTCTGTATCTGAAAAGAGAAGCTTCTAGTGATGAGCTAAAACTTACAGAAAATATGCCCATCGTAGACATTCGTGAGATATGTTTTCAGCACAAAAAAACAGGCAAATCTTTCCAAGAATGTGGTAAACTAATTGAAGAGAAAAACAAGATGCTTAAGAAACATTTTGGGAAAACTCGAGAGATTAGACTTACATAATTCTAGGGGAGGCATATGAATAAATCAAATCGCTTGCTAAGCGAAATCGTCGCGTATCGTACCTACGCTAAACACTTAAACGCATTTAATCGAAGAGAAAGTTTAGAAGAAACTCTAAACCGAAATCTTACAATGTTTTTGGAACAGTATCCAAAACTCAGTAGAGATATTATTAAAGCCTTTAAGCAAGTTCATGATCTTAGCACAATGCCATCTATGAGATCTCTTCAGTTTGGGGGAGAGGCGGTTGTTAGGAACAATGTGCGCCTGTTCAATTGTTCTTTCGCCAATATTACATATCCTAGAGTTTTTGCAGAAGCTCTGTTTCTTTTGCTCTCCGGTACAGGATTTGGATTTTCTGTTCAAAATCACCATATAAAGCAACTACCTCCTATTAGAAAACCGAAGGAAGAGGTAATTTATGTCGTTCATGATTCTATTGAGGGATGGGCAGAAGCATTAAATCAATTGATGTCTGCTTATTTTTATGGAGCTATTCGACCTATTTTTGACTTCAGCAAGGTTCGCGCTAAAGGTTCTTACCTAGTTACCACAGGAGCAAAAGCTCCCGGACCAGAGCCTCTCAAGAGAATGTTAGAAAAGGTAGAAGAATTGCTAAAGAAAAGTCTACACAGAAGACTAAGCTCTCTAGAGGTACATGACATTATCTGTCTAGTAGCAGACTGTGTTCTTTCCGGCGGAATTCGCAGAGCAGCCTTGATTTCTTTATTTGATAGAAATGATAAAGATATGTTAACATCAAAGCACGGACCTTGGTGGGAAAAACACCCGCATAGAGCTAGAGCAAACAACTCCGCTGTTTTACCCCGACATGAAACTACGTTTGAGGAATTTAAAAATGTATATGACATGTGTATTGCTTCTAATGCAGGAGAACCGGGATTTTTTTGGACAAATGATATTGAATGGGGAACTAATCCATGTGCTGAAATTGGTCTACAGTCAAATCAATTCTGCAATCTCACGACTACAAATCTTACGGGAATAAAGAATGAGAAAGACTTTCACAATCGCGTTTATGCAGCCGCACTGCTTGGAACCCTTCAAGCTGGTTTTACTGATTTTCCTTACCTTTCTCAGAAGTGGAAAGATGTTACTGATCGAGAAGCTCTTATTGGATGCTCTTTTACCGGAATTGCGGACTCTGCAAACATCGGAGAACTCCAGTTACGAGATGCAGCTAAAACGGTACTGGAAGTCAACGAAAAATACGCCAAAAAGATTGGAACCAATATCGCTGCTAGGACTACTGCGATTAAGCCTGAAGGCACGGCTTCCTGCGTTCTTGGCTCTAGCTCCGGAATCCACGCTCGCCATAGTGAATATTACCTACGACGAATCAGAATGAACAAAGACGATGAACTAGCACGTTATTTAGCTAGAGTTGTTCCGGAGTTGGTAGAGGACGATCTATTTTCTCCGAGTGGAGTAGTAGTTACCATTCCACAAGAATCTCCACAAGGAGCGATAACCAGACACAAAGAGTCCGCTGTTGACTTGTTTGATAGAGTTAAACATTACTATAACAATTGGGTTCTTCCCGGACATAGAGAGGGAGCTAATACTCACAACGTAAGCTGTACTATTAACTATAAACCAGAGGAAGTACCTTTTTTGTTTAACAAACTCTGGGAAGATAGATTCCAGTATGCTGCAGTAAGTTTGCTTCCTTTTTCGGACACTATTTACCAACAGGCTCCTTTTGAAGATTGTACAAAAGAAACTTTTGAAAAGTACAATAAGATGGTTAATGAAATAGATTTAACAAAAGTGTTGGAGTTGGAGGATAATACTAATAGAGCAGAACAATTGGCGTGTTCTGGAGGACTCTGCGAGCTGACTTTCTAAGATAAAGGGACGTTATGATTGGCAAGAAATCTGTAGTAAAAATAACAAGAACAGCGGAACAAGCCGTATACAATTCTGCAAGCGAAATCAGTAACTTGATTAAGCTTCATGCAATGATCGGCATGTTTGAAATGGAAGTGTTTGTTACTAAAGAGATTGCTAAGAGAACGTCCCTCTCTTTACAGAAAAGAGGGTTCTATACGAGGATTACAAATTTTAATTCGCTAGAAAACGACTGTAGACTTTATGTTTCTTGGATATCTAGTTCCTGACCAACGCTCTCAAGCTTCTTTTGTAGTCTAGCTTTCTTCATTCTTTCGCGATTGTAAACTCTATAGCAATCAGGACAAACCTTACCGTTCCAAAGTCTTCCAGAACCATCTACAAATCTAGTCGATCCACTTCTGACCTCGGGAATCTTGACTATTTCCATTTGGCAAACTTTACATTTCATATTTGTTTCTCCTTATTATATTTGTTATAATAATATAGGAGCACTCTATGGTCTTAAAATATGTAAAATTTCCGAGCAGATTGAAGTTTTCTAAAAAGAATCCCTTGGTAGACTTTTACGAGAAATGTTTGACCAGTGCAAACTATCAACTGGATCTCACCAACGTACAAGTTTGGGCTTTTTCCGTCTCCAAAAAAGATTACAAAACTCTAGAGAATCTAGTAAAGAAACACGTTAAAAAAAACTACCCATATCTCCCCTATAAAAAGATCCAACTCACAGTAGGTATGACAATGTTAGACTTTGGTCCTAGGCTGGCAAAGGACGTGGAAGATGGAATTGTTCGTATAGAAGAGGAGCAATTGTTTGGAAATTGAAACCTTAAAAGTAAGAACAAAGTACGGAAGAAAGATAGGAATCCAAATACTAATCCAGAAAATTGGATTATTTATTGAAATAGGGCTAGGTAAGACTACTTATTTGATAGGATTTTTAAAATGAGATGTCCTTTTTGCGAAATACCCTGTGAAAACGAACATTGTGCATACATTGACGAAGATGAAAAAAAGGAACGGGAAATTAGAAGATTAGAAAAAGAGAATTCTATGTTGAAACAAACCGTAAAAGACTTGCAAAAGTTTATAAAAAAAACAAACAGCAAATGAAGACACTACTATTGCTTACATTACTGACTTCTTGCAAATATACTTTTACGAAAGACAAGAGATATGTTATATTTATAAAGGATAAACAGTATACTTGTAAATATGTACACAGTACAAAAGTTTACAGAGACTGTGGATCAGTAAACGATGAGAAAATAAAAGAGATTCGATTTACATCTGGATATGTTTTAGAAATAGAAAATAGGAGAACAGAATGAAACTAGTAAGATACCCCGCTACAACTGTAATTATTAAGCTTTTCTGCGACTGTGGAAAAGGTGAGATGATTTATCAAAGTAGCTCAGAAGCTGGACATCTGCACAAGTGTAACAACGGAGAATGTGGTATTGAACACACCCTCTCTCAATCGTTTCCCACAACTAGAGCAGAAATTCTAAATGTAAACGTTGAAGAAGTCGAAATTCAAAAAGAAGTAAAGACAGAGGAAGTACAAGAACTACAAGAGGATCTCAAGTAGTGAAGTATCAGAAAATCCAAATTATAAAGCAAATACAACTCAGTGGATAGTGAGGAGCTAATGAAAAGAAGCGAAGCTGTTGAAGTTATTATTAATTTTTTAGAAGAATGGTACGGAGAAGACCGTCCTGTTAAAATCGCAAGTAACTTGCTTACAGAACTTGAAAGTATGGGGATGTTACCTCCAAAAACAAAGCTGAATACATTGAATATTGAAGATAACGCGTGGGAGCCAGAACAGTAAACATAAAAAATTTTGAGTAGAATAAAACTGGTGATAGTATATAAATAACAAAGGAAAGAAAATGCAAAACAGATTTTCAAAAGTAAACGGAAAAGCGACAAAACTAGGAAAGCCCCTCACGGCTGGAACTATTGATTTTATCGTAACTAATGCAGGAACTATGTCAGCTAAAAATATAGCTGCTATTATTCATCGCCCTCTCAAAACCGTACAAAGCGTTGCCTCCCGCTTTGGCGTCTCCCTAAGAGTGCGATAAATCTACCCTACAGGTGTCACATACCTTGGCTTCGTCCTATCTAATTACGAAGTCTATCCGTGGAAAAAGTTGTGAGAGTAGTGCGCTGCACTTTTTTATTACGGGAATGTAGCACGAGTGGAAGTGCAGGCGATTACTGACTGAGTAGCTATTAGTTAAGTCCGCAAGGATGGTAAAACAAGGTTCTATAGTTCAGCCTTGGGGTTCGAGTCCCTCCCATTCCCTCCATTTTTAGGAATTTTATGACTAGAAAATTAGAATTAACTGCAATGGGGTATTTGTTTTGCTTAGGTAATATTTACTTAACGGTAAATGGCAAAGCATTGGCAGGTATAGCTTTTGGAATAGTTTCAGGTATCTTTTTTATAAAAGCGTTGATGATTAAAAATAATGATTAATAAACTCAAAGAAGATTTTTCTAAGATGACTCCATATGAAAAATGGAGATTAAAGTTTTTGTTTGTGCAAGTAATACTAACCGTCGGAGCACCTTTTATAGCAGTATGGGTAAATCAAAATTGGAATTAAAATTCAAACACGGACTCTTACTTGGAACTACACTTACGGTTCTAGTAATGTCTGCTATAATGGATACATACTTTGTTAGTAAGACTATATTTAATTTAGAGACAGTATACTTAGACGGAAAAACTTATAAAATTATTAAAAAAGGCAAGTAAAAAATGGCTACTGTATTATCTTTTTACCTACACAAAGTTAAAAAAATGCCAATGGGAAAAGCATTTGCCATAGGAATTCCTGTAGGACTATTGCTAGATATCGTAGTAGCAGTGAATGTTGTTAATTTAGTAAAATTGCTATTAAAATAGGAAGTTATTGTGAACTATATTCTATTTGTAGTTATCTTCAGCAGCTCTCACATTTCTACTACGAACATCACTTTTAATGACGAAGTGAGTTGTCTTAAAGCAATCGACAAAGTTCTAGATATTGAGAAGGCAAGGGCTTTTATAACAGTTAAAGCCACTTGCCTTAAACAATAAATACTAAACAATATTTCCGAATACTTTTATAGCCTTAACTTTAGTAGGAGTTCCATTCACATCCTCTAAAAAACAAGGAACGTCTATTCCACCGTTAGAAACATTCGTAAAAATTAACTGAACAGTTAAAGTGGCGTCGCTTATCAGTACGGGATTTGGAAAATTAAAAGTTTGATAGCTTTGCGCTAACTGAACAGAAGGTGATCTAGAAATAGAAATATCTGAAGAGGCACTACCTATTAAAAATCCTTGAGCTGATAAAATTCTAACTTGTGCATTTAGTAAAGTTTCCGTAGAAGCAGAGTTTGTTATAAAAGGAAGCTGTATGCTGGTTAAGGAAAATGCTTGCGCGACTGGATATATGGAATAAACTCCACTAAAAACAGGAACTTCAACTAGAGGAATTACTTGTAAAACACTAGTATTCTGTACAAAATCTGGATCTCTAGATATTCTTAAAGTTGGATCGATAGGATCAGGGTCCACTGGATCAGGATCTACTGGATCAGGATCAACGGGAGCTTGGAAAGAGATATCAAATTCAGAAGTTACTAATGCAGATCTAGGGATATTCAAATATCCCCCATCAAAATCTTCGATTACAATTCTTTGAATTTGGAAAAGATTTCGAGCCTTCGCGCTGGTTTTAAAAATCCCACTTGGAGTAGCTTGATCTGCCCTCATAGTAACTCTTATTAGTTGATTACCATTGTCAGATAAGTAAAATAAAATAATCTTATTCCAATTAGATTGATCTGAGAAATATACGCTTGAGGATACTAGTGGCAGCGCAGCCAGTTCAGATTTACTTAGCTGGATTGTAGCTGATTGATTTTTTTGTACTTGTGATGGTTTAGTTATAACTGGCATATATCTCTCAGAAAAAAGAGGGGAGATTATACTCCCCTCTACAGTGAATTAGTAAGTTTTACACAATTCCGTAAACTTTTATACCGTAGTTAAAAGAACCAAGTCTATTCACGGTGGCATTTATTAAAAACCCACCCACTAGAGTATTACTATCCGATTCTAGAGAAATTACAAGTTCAGACGTATTTACCAAAAATGGCACAGCAAAGGTAAAAGTTTCCCATCTTAAAGGATTCGTAGCTCCTATTTCATCAGTAGTATTGCCTCTAGTTACAGAAGGCTTTATTTCTGAAGTGGCGAGAATGGTGGTTCCGTCTTGACTTTTTACAACCACTCTAGCATTAGTAAGAAGTCGAAGCCCTCCGCCAATTCCCTGTGTCCCGAGGGGAAGCTCTACACTAGTAAGTGAAAAACTCTGAGCAACGGAATACACGGAACGAACTGTATTTTGAACTGTAGTTATGCTAGATGAGTTATTTAGATCAATAAGTAACACAGCCTGCTCGGGAGCAAGAGTAACATCGAAATCATTAACGTTCAGAGCAGATCTCGGCACCGTTAAAAATCCACCATCTGCATCTTGAATTACAATCTTCTGTATTTCAAACTCATCTCTTGCGGTCTCAGATACAAGAAAGTTTGAGGTTGGAGTAGCTTGTGACGCGTCAAAGTTCAGAATAGCTTTCTGATTCCCCACGCTACTAGAGTAGAATAGTACAACTCGGCTCCAGTTTGACATTACTGAGAAATAAGAATCTCCTGCAACTTCAGGAAGAGCGATAAGCTCTGATTTGGATAGTTCAAAAACAGCGGGTTCGTTTTTGTCAATCTGTGATGGTTTGGTGATTATAGCCATAGTGCCTCCTTTGGCAATAACTTGGTTAACATGAAGAATTAAAGTTCTCCCTTTATATTTGTTTATTTCTAAAAGAAGGATATACTAGAGGAGGAGACTTTGTACATGATTAATTTTATAAGCCAAACCTACAACTCATTAACATTTGGCGCAAAACTATACATAGTGTTTCAAGTAGCTTATCTTGTAGGCGCGCTTTTTTTTACATATGTACAAGTGCAGATTCTGCGCGAGCTTAAAAAAATAAATAACGGGAACCGCGATTTTTGTGAAAAAACCAGAGATTAATCCATATGCCGTAGTAGCCATGATTTTACGGGCTGTTATGCTTCCGATAGTAATGCTTCTTATTCTAAAGGGATGTCCATGAAAAAAGACGAAATGATTGAGGCAATAGCATCTCGCTTAAAAATAATGAACCTACAAGATTTCAACGCCTTTGCTGAAGGGCATTTGCCGATGTTTTACTTAGCCTTAAAACTAGCTGAAACCGCGCTGGAAACCGTAGAACTTGAAGGGATGCTGCCTCCTTCCGACTATAGCGAGACTTATTATTCCGCAGACGAGCCGGGAGGATATCATCCAAACCGATGGGAAGATGACGACGAAGTGTAATCTAAATAGGAGACTTATGATTGATTTTGAAAAGTACATACAAGCAAAAGTAGCAGAAGCATTGGAAAAATGTTTCACTGACGCAGTTGTTTTTGGACAAGGTTACGTTAAAGTAGTTTACTTGGATGGAGATATTGATATTAAACATATTCCGTTTGAGAACGTAGAAGCTGAACTCGAGTACTTGCAGAAGATAAAAAAGTACACGGAGACTATGTAACATGCCATCGCACCATTGGGGAGATAAAGATTTTGATTGGGATTCCCTGTACTCCGCTATTAACGAAGGCTCTCAGATTATGCGAGTATTCGGGCGCATTGGAGTGAATAGCAAGGAAAAATATGGAACCGCCAGATGGGGAATATTTCTGTGTGACGATACACTGCACTCGCTAATTTATCCCGGACATTATTTTAATCGATTTCCTAAATGGCTCTGGAAACTAGATGTACGACTACAGCCTTTACGCTGGGTGAGTTGGATTATTCGAGCATATCAGAAGCAGGTAGTACAATTTGCATTTCATTACATATGTTACAGATATAGTCACATACAGGACGAAATTTTGTCAGACGCTCCAGATAATATATTACCGCCACACTTGGAGCTTATTCGAGCTAAACTTTGGCATAGAACTTGTAAGAATTGCGGAGAGTGGAATACCACTGATTTAATCAACTGCAAGAAGTGCGGACATAAAATTTAAGCTATTCGGAATTTCCTAACAACTTGTGCATAAGTATGATAAAGTTAATGTAGGTTAGGAGATAGTCTATACATGGAGGAGTGTGCGATGAGTAAGAGAGCGTGTTATCGTTGCAGAAACATGGTTATTTGTAGCCTTTATCCAAAGCTCATGGAAGTAATGGGGTACGGATTTAGTAGACACATTATTAGCCCCACGGATACCGAAAAAGTTAAGGGCGCAAGTGTAAAGATTTATGATGTGATTGGGCAAGCTTGTTTCTATTTTAAACCATTCCCAAGAGAGAAGTCAGAATGAAAAATTTTCTGCTTATTCATGGCATCTTACTCATCGCCACACCCTTCGTGCTGTTGTGTCTCTATGCTAAATGGAATAAAACTTGTGAGCACTTATATTGGTTTTGTGTTGAGGGCAGAAGGTGCTTAAAGTGTGGCAAGCTAGAGATTGGAGGTAAACCATGAAAACAAATGATAAAGACATTGAGAAGATGGCAGTTGATGACTTGACAGTTATTTACGTAAAGTTAAACAAGGCAATCGATCTGTTAAGTTTTTCTGGGATTGATGTACCCCTTTTATCAGAAATTCAAGCCTTCTTACATGAAAGCTATACGAAAGGCTTCAAAGCTTGTGAAGCTAAGATGCTGGCTGAGGCGAGTGAGGGTTTTGAGAATTTAAAAAAGCAATACGTTGGCGGCTATGGAGTGCAGTACGAAATACCCGACGAAGTAGCTTACAAAGAAGCCTTCACCGCTGGCGCAATGTCACAAGCTAAGAGGGTGAAGGAGCTTGAGACTGAGATAGAAGAACTTAAAAATGCTGTTGAGTGGTACAAAGAATAACTAAAGCAAGGCGGTGAGGGGTGAGTGACAAGCTATTGGAAAGTATTTTAAATTTTGTGCTTAACAATATGGGCAACAAGGAGATGATGCACCTAAACCACTATATCGAATCAAGAGCAGAGTTTTGGCAAGAAATCCAAAAGCTCAAAGCTGATAGAGAGGTTCTTCTTAGTCTTTTAAAAGAGATAAAATATGGTCCGTGTAATGATTGCGGAATTCATGTATATGTGGACAA